CTGTACGCGGTTTCGGAAACGTAAGTAATCAGGCGCAATTCAATCGGCAGACCAGCTTCAACCGGGCCAATAAATCGCAGCTTTTTCGTCACTACGTCGATGCTGTAGGTTGTGATCGGTTGCAGGGTAGAAGAAACAAACGCAAATACATGCGATGCACTTTCAACATCCGTACCCAAATCATATTCAACCGTTTCGCCGTCCGCATCAAATTCCAGCGTGATTACTTTAACGCGTGTACCGGTGCTAGGCGACTTCGTGAAAACACGCAGGTCAATACCAACACTCGATGGAATGTTTTCAGCGAATTCAATTTCCGAAGCATTCAACTGGAAAGCCGAACGGTGCTGAGTTGCCAGACCGAGAGCCGGGTAAATATAGTTCGCGTTTTCAGCGACTAATTCACCAGTCGAATAACGTGCTTCGTCGCCGGTGCCCATGTAGTTAATCGCGTTGATATCCAGCTTCGACGGCGACGTGTACAAAGTGGAAATAATCCGGCTTGCAGGTTTCGGCGGCTGCCAAACACCAGTGCCGTCATTACCGGGAGTTAAAACCCAATCGCCGGGAATACCATCGGTGCCGGGAATACCGTTCGATCCATTACCGCCGCTTGCACCGGTTTGCATTTTCCAAATAGCAATTGTGCAAGCTGCCAGATTTGGAATTGCTTGCGAATCAACATCGCGGAATTCCTGAGCGCCCGCGTTCCAGCGATAACGCCGGGTTTTACCTTCGCCGCTGCCAGCAATTACATGAACAATTACCTGTTCGTCCGCTGCAAAAACAACAGAAGAACTGATTTTAAAAGAGGTGCTTGTAGCCGACACAGGTACGCCAGAAAAGACGCGCATGTGGTCGCTGAAGCCCCATGAAAACGAACCAGCCCCGTATCGCATGGCGAGTACAGGGCTATTTGTGCCATCTGGATTTCGTTTGCCATTCAGAACAGAAACAGCATTGAATTCCGAGTTAGCCGGATTCGGCAAACGGTACAGAAATGCAGTCGAAGGAATTGTATCGTATTCCCCGACGGTCACATTAATCGTGGACAAATCCGCACGCGAGGTCGCGAGAACAACGCTCAAACGGGTAGGTTCATCCGGGTTCAAAATAAACGGTTCTGCGAATACAGCACGACCAAAAGCCACGCCACCTTCGAAGAAAACAACTACTTCTTTTGCAACTGTTGGAACGGTTAGCAAACGGGTATCAATCGTCAGCACAAACCGAGCAACACGAGCGCTCAAAGTTTCTACGTGATGAAATTCGCCGCCGCAAACAAAATTGCCCACGATATCGGTGTGCTGCGTGCTGGAAGCATACAGTGCCGAGTCGCCCATTTTAAAAGATGCCGGATTAATCAGGATACCGCCAGCACTCGCATTATTGAGTGCAGATTCCCCGGCGTCGAGTAATACCAGTTTATCAACCATTTTTTATTTCCCTTATGCCTGCGGGTGCGTCACACGATCTACATCGCAGTAATAAACCGGCTTGCGATTGTAGAGAAATGCAGTACCCATCTTGCCACCGCATTTCGGACACATGGAAGGATTGACGTTTGAAAGAGCCGAAGCCGTAGCAATTTCCTGTTCCGACTTTTCAGCGGATGCGGTCGCCAATTCCGGCTTTGCAACTTCTTTCACATTGAATGGATTGACGATTTCGCGCATGATTCCCTCTCAAATAGTAAAGCGGCACCTTTGCAGATGCCGTTGTCATTACCGTTAAATTACAAAATACGCCAATGATTACGATAATAGAACATAGTTCCATCACCTTTATACATCGGAGAATATTCGCTAGGCGACGACCAGAAGAAGCCCGGTGCAGTCAATTGAATTTCCGAATCAGGATCAACTGTCACTACGCTTTCGCCGCCTTCAACGGTTTTAAAGCTGCCATTAATATTGATCGAAACATCCCATTCAGTTTCCTGAAAGAGTTGCGTTATTGGATCGTACAAAGCAAACGGAACGGAAACCGCTGCGTTGATTACCGCTTGAACATTTCGGGTTTCGAAATACGGCGTCGTGTATTCAGTCGTAAGTTCTACGCCCGAACCGGAAATCCATTCACCCCGCAATTGCCAGAGGCTGAAATCATCATCAATTTCTGGATTGTTATCTGGATCAGGTGGGAATGTCAGACCATCAGGATTACGATTCAATACCATTGTGTAACCCGGCACAACCGAACGCACAAGGTCTTGGGTATCATGCACGCCCGAACTGAATATATTGCAGGTAAACAAATCGCGATTATTCGCACGCAGTTTAATGGTCAAAGGTGTTTGTGTATTCTTTTTGGCAGTCAGCGAAATGCGAACCGCGTTATCGAATCCAAACAGTTCCGATGTACCCACATAACTGATTGCGAAATCCTCGTTATTCGTTGGCACCGTTAGCGTGTATTCATCCGGGTCAAAGTATTCGGTCAATTCAAACCAATCACCGTTTTCATCTTTACCCTGCACAATGAAATGATATTCAGTCAATTCATCGTCAGTGAGTTTGTTCGGTAATTGGATTCCTTGGCCGGTACTAATCGCCCCGTAAATCTGGTAATTGCCATTCGGAACGATATCGACAACCGCGTTATTCGCTTTAATCGGTTTGGCTACAGCAGACACTGCACACAAACGAATTTCGGGAATGTAATTCGGGTCACGAACACGAATGTCAATGCAACGATAATCGCTGAGTTGTCCCATGTCCGTTTTAATTGCAAACGTCACAGAATCGCGCCCGAACATTCCGTAATACGAACAATAAAGCAGCGTGTCATTGTCAGGGCCGGGACGACAGAAACCAATCGCCCCTTGAGTAATGCAAAGCGGTTTGGCGTGCGTGGCAACTTGCGGGCCTTCGCGGCGATCCGTACCGTATGCAGTGTTTGCCGTATCGTCGGAATGCAGCAGATTATTAATCGGCAATTCCAACCATTTCTCGGCCATATCGGGGAAGACTTTATCGGAAATGAATTCCAGTCGCCCATTCATTGCGGTGTCTAAAGTAACGGTTGCGCCACTGACCGAATAATTGTCGATCAGCCGCACGCTATCCAGATAAATCTCTAGGTTATCTGCGCTGTCGGGAATCCACGGCAGAACAATAACCTTTTGATTCGATCCGCTTTTTGTATACGTGTCCGCGAACCGCTGGCGCCCGAACATACGAATGCGTTTTTCCGTATATTTAGTCAGCGGTTTTACGAACCGTAGATTTGGTGTGATTGCAATCATGAATAAGTAATCCTGTAGGATTTTTGCCCCATAGCATGGCCGATAGTTCGGTAGACGTACCAGCTTACTTCGATACCGCCTTGCATTTCTTTGTGAATTGTTGGAGTCGGAGAACCATCAACGCCAACCCATCCACCTTCAACGCCGGTTTCTACATCGAAGAAATGCACAGTACCAAACACAGTAGGCACAAGCATGAATCCATATCCGGTAAAATCATCGCGAAATGCTTCCTCAATAATCATAATGCCTTTCGAAAACAGCGTGGAAATGTTTACGTCGAGTGCATTACCGGTGCAGTAAATCGGGCCGCTGCCAAGTACACGAATTGTTGTCGTGCCTTCTACTGCGGTATTTTCGAAAGCGTATCGCGCAGCAAGGGTGATCGTTTGATTAACCACGGCGCCAGTTAAACGCAATTGCCCCGATGGAAATACCTGAATATTCAGACTGTCCGAAAGCACAGTCCATTCAGCATTTACCGGGACGCCTTTACCAACAATGATTCCAGTTTCATCGGTGTAGGCTTCCGCTGCGTATGCTTCTTTAACGCCGATGGAAATCACGTCATTACCAGTAATTCCAAGGCCGATATAAAGCGCATCAACAGGAATAACCGTGACCACTAATGAATCGACAACCGTGTAACCGCCGCACGACCACGTGGCCGAGATTGTGAATGTCATATCGGCATTCAGTTTGCAGGTAACAAAGCCGTTTTCATCGACGACAATATTCGGGTTATCGACAGTCCAATCCGAAGACACCAGCAATTCAGACGTACATTGTTTGAAAAGAATTGCTTGGGCAAAGGATGCAACTTGCGTGGAATAAATAACCGGATTACCAATGATGCGCGAACTAACAGGAACGTCCGGGCCTTTCTGTGCAACGTAACGCACAGTGATTGGATATTCGGCGGTTTCCTGAAAGTAGGTAGCGCGCACAATTACCCGCATGTCTTCGTCAACATTTCGCCCGGTAACAACGCCATAACCTGCAATGTCAGCAGCAACAAAAGTCGCATTACTGTCTTCTGTATAAACTTCCCATTGCGGATGCACGGTTTGGAAACTGCCGTCTTCATAGGTCGCTGTTGCAGTCAAAATAATCCGTTCCAAAGCATCGACTTCATTGGCCCCGGTAATCAGCAGGCCGGTGATGTTATTCGAAGCGGAAATACAAACAACGGTTTTTGTCTGCACATAAGTGGCGCCGTTTAATGCGTAGGTCGCTTTAACTGCAACGGTGCTTTCTTGTGGCGATTCAACCAACAATTCCCCATCAACAAATGTTGCCCAGTCGTATTCCTGCGCGAGACTCCATTCCGGTTTAATTGGCAGAACATTTCCGTTTGAATATTGCGCATAGGCCATGTAGGTATTAATCGAACCTTCGCGGATACTGCCTTGGCCCTGTACCAACAGCGATTGCAATGCAACAGCCGGACGCGCAACGGTAATATTCAGCTTTTGCGTAATGCCGTTATAGGTCGCACGAATTTCCACGTCCAGCATATCTTTCACAATGCCGGTATCCAACACACCGTTTTCGGAAATGCTGAATTCAGTCGTGAACCATTTAGGCGTCACGATTGTGGAAGAGCCATCGGACATTACAGCGAGACAGGAATATGTAGCTTTTACCAGTTCTTCAACTTGCGTCGGCCCCATGATTGTCAACGATGCCAGCGTAAGGAATGCCGGATAAACAACCACGTCATGCACAGCGGTGATTACCTGATTTCGGAAACCATATTGCGCACTTAATTGCACTGCTGTTTCGCCGTTAACCAATGTGGTCGAAGCCAAACCATTGTCGATTACTACGGCTGGCGAAGTGGCATCCCACAACGACAAAACATCGGTGCTGCTGCCATCGGAAAAGAAAGCAGTGGAATAAAACTGGTGTGCGCTGCCTTCTTTTAAACGATCTTCACCGCTGATATTCAGGCCGACCAAATAAACGTTTGGATCAACGTATTTCAGCTTCACCAATTTCGATGCGCTGTATTTAATCCCGCCGATTTTAATCGAAACGGTAATGCCCACGGTTTGATCGCCAAGCAGATTGCGCCCGTGTAATGTGTTGCCGCTGAAATACGCATACGGACTTACGACTTTAATATCCGCATTAATTTCGGTGCTGCCTTCACTGTGATAGGCGACCACGTAATAGTCACCGGAAGTCGTGGACAGAATGGTATCCGGCCCAATGATTTCCAGCATACGCACGTCGATCATGCCCATTTTAACAGTGACGTTTTTCGTAACTGTTTGCCCGCGAATTACCGCAGTCAATGTAACGAGCGAATCCTGTTCAAAGCCGCTAAAAGAAACGTGGCCGTCTTTGATTTGTACGTGTGCGTTATCGCTGCTTGACCATTCAGTCGAAACGAATTCCTGATGATTTGCCATGAGGCGATAATCAGCGAGGCTTCCGTTTTCAACTTCGTCTGGCCCTTCAATGGCAAATACGGCGGTATCCAGACTGTAATCCACATCGCAAATCAAACGGCGTACAGGCTGCCGATAAACAACGCCCTGAATACAGAAGTCTTCGCGGTTCTCAACTTCAATGCTGAAAAAGAACTGGTCAATTACAATGTTAATCGGGGCCAACGTAAAAAACGCCGAAAGAAAACGATCTTTCAGCGTTGTGCCTGAAGGCAAATGGATATTCGAATCGGAACCGACCTTTTGCATTTCCAGATTAATGTGCGTGGCTTTGTACCACGTGCCGCCATCAATCCGCAGTGCGCCATAAGGTTCTTCGTAAAAAGAAACGTAATCTTCCGTGTACAAATCATACACACGAACGCGCCGACCGAGGATGTAGGAGATTGCCCGATAAGCGCTTTCCAATCCAGTTACCCGGTGCAGCAATGGGATCATGTAAACGGAATTATAAAGGCGTTCGGGATTCACGATCATGTCAGGCGGAATCGTGATACCCATATCGCTCAAAGCCTGCTTAATAAAAACCAGACTTGTCGTTGCTTTCAGGTCGCGAATTTCTCGCAATTGTTGCAACGGATTCCGCACTTGATCGGTGTAGAATTCTTGCAGGGCATCAAGGAAACTGCCCCACAAAGGTTCTTGGCGAATGAACTCTACGTCCAATTCGCTAAAGTCAATCTTATTCATCGACACGCTCCGAAATAACCATATCAATCAGCGGCGCTTCAGCCAGAACGCAATAGGAAGTAGGATCGTCCAGCACGACAGAACGTTCTGATGGAGAAATAACTTCGATATAATCGACGCCATCAATCCGGCAAGCTTTTTCAATGTCCGACTTGGAAACGCGGCGCTTTAGAATGCCTGCACGTTTCTGGAAAAGCTTCAGAATGTTTTCGTTGATCGTATTCCGAATAATCGTTGCGCGGTCTGCTGCCCACTCGAAAATCGCGATGTTTACGTGAACAGACACAAATACTTTTGTGGCGTTCCATGTCTGAGTTTCCAGACGGTCATGCAATTGCGGTTCCAACCACGTCAGGAAGTTCTGCCAGCTTGCCGATTTAGGGTTTGGATTTGCACCGCCCCATGTATCGGTATTCAGCGGCAAAATACAAACGCGCATTGTGTTCATCCACGTTTTATCTTCTGGTGCGATATCCCGTTGACCGAGAACCACGCAATCAGCTACGCCCGGATAACCACGAATTGCGCCTTCAATATCTTCCTTGGAAATCTTCTTCTTTTTCGACCGATACGCAATCGGTGCATAACGGCGATAGTAGGTCGCGTCTTTTGGATCAGCGCCGCCCGTAGTTGTTTCAGTAGTTTCACCGGCAACCATCGGGAAATCGTTGTAAACGGTTTTCACACCCGGCAGCATTGCGTTGTGCTTACTGCCTTCGGAATAAATATAACGAATTGTCAGCGTGCTTTTCTTCGGCAATTGCGCGCCGTATTCACCATCACCAAATGTCAGCGATGCGTCACCGCTCGCAGTGGTGCTGTGGAAGAACACGCGATCATCGGCGGCATATTCGAACATCCCGTTTTCAGCGGCTGTCCAATTGGTTACGTTGCCAGTGTTTTTGTCTGTGGTATAAACCAACAGATCACGCGTTACGTTAAAGCCCGGTTCTTCCAAAAGGAATTCGTATAGCGACAGATTCAGAATTGCATCCAAATCGAATTCTTTTGTACGCACTTCACCTTGCAGCAATTCGACCGATTGAGTCATGCCGGAAATGACGTAGTATTGTGTCGGGTTGTAGAACTTCACATTGCCGACACGGTGCTGCGAATACGGTGTAACAAACATGGTATTTGGATACGCGTTTGTCATTAGTGCAGTGGTGCCTGCGCTACTACGGCGCTCGACATAAACCCCGAGGTCACGCGTAATTGCAAAGATTGCACTGTCACGTTTTGCGGTATTCAAATAAGCATTTCGTGCAGTCATCAAAATGCTGTGCTGGTGGCCGACAGCCATACCCGCATAAATACGTTGAATAAAAGCGCCAACGTTGGTCGGCAACATGTCATCCCACGTGCCTTCCTCTCTGAGTTTTTCTGCAAAATATTGAGCAGCTTCGTCAATATCCGTAATTGCAATCGGGAAAGTGTCACGATCAGTTGTCATTGTACGCGCGCCAAGTTGAAGTTAAAGACAATTTTACTCGCATCCATACTTGGAACGTTGTATTGAATGCTGATGTAATAGTTTTGGTTATCGAAATCGGGAATCACATCGACGCCGGTAATCTGCACACGCGTTTCGAGGTTACGAGGCAACACATTCATAATCTCGCTACGGATTTTCTGTGCAGTAAAAGCATCCAAAGGATCGAACAAATATTCCATGACCATGCAACCAATAGTCGGGTTAAACCACGCCGACCGAATAGGCGTCATGAGAATCAGCAGAATGTTTTGGTTAATGCTGTCTTCGTCAAATACCAGAGCGTTTTGGGTAATGCCCGCGTACAAACTGATATCGGAATACGTGTATGTTTTTACTTCTGCCATGAATCACCCCGAAAAAACGTTTGGCGAACCGTTGCTGGCAAAGTCGCCACAATCAATGGAACCGCCAGCCGTATGAACCAATCGTTTATTGGTAAATGTTTTTACTGCACCGGTTAATGCTTTGCCGCTGTGACAACCTTTCGATGGGCAACAGTGCGTCATGTACGAATCGCCTACGCGCACTTCTGCTTTTCCGTTACAGAAAACATTCATTGAAGCAACAACAGGCAAAGTAGGAGGCCAGCAGCCGTGGCCGGTGGTTTGGTCTACGCTAAGCCGTATGTTCGGTTGGCCCATGATACGCTCTCCAATACTGTAAATAAGGTGTGTAAGTCATACCATTAAATTACCCTGCACAGAGGTTTAAATGAACGATTATTTCCGTACTGAAGGTGAATCACCGAATGAGGTTGAAGAGGTTGCATACGCGGAAAACGAATTCGATTTTCAGTACAAAGATAACATTCGTTACATCCTGAGTGAAGGCGAGGAACGCACCGACCGTACTGGCGTTCGTACCATGTCGGCGTTCGGTGATATCGGCCACAAGATTGATTTGCGCCGTGCGTATCCGGCCACATCGTTGAAACGTCTCGCATTCCAAACCATGAAAGTCGAAACGATTGATTGGATGCTGCAAGGCAAATGCGATTTGAAAACGCTGAAAGATAAAGGCGTGCGCATTTGGGATCAGAACGTAATTCCCGGCACCGAAATCTATCGCGAACTGTGCGTGGAGGAACGCCTCGGTTTGCTGACGGAAAAACAAAAGGAATCTTTCGACGCGTTCCGTGAAGAACTGCGCGCAATCAAAGGTTTGTCTTCGACCGAATATGAAGACGCCTTTAACGCCAAGCTGAATAACTGGGGCATTAAAGAAGAGGAATTGATTGACGGTGCGCTGGGGCCGATTTATGGCAAACAATGGCGGGCATGGGAAGACGTTCGCATCGTCGATATCAAAGATTGGATAGCGAACTGGAAAGCGTATGCAGACCGAGGCTTCGACGTTGTTGATTACTTTGAATACGATGATCGTATACAGGACAGCCCGCGAAAAACACACGTTGTAATTAAGCGTGAAATTGACCAAGTGATGGACGTTGAAAAAGCCATCAAAAACCGTTCGGATTCTCGCCGCATTATTCTGACCGGCTGGAACGTTGCGCAGCTTGACGAAATGAGTCTGCCACCTTGCCACACAATGGCGCAATGGTACGTGTCGCAAAAGCGTGACGAAAACGGTCTGCAATTTCTCGATTGCAAACTCTACCAGCGTTCGGCGGATTTCCTTTTGGGCGTGCCGTTCAACGTCGCACAGTACGCACTGATTACCGAAATGTACGCAAAAGCGCACGGCCTGCGCGCTCGTTTCCTACATCACACAGTTGGCGATGCGCATATCTACATGAATCATTTGGAACAGGGTTTTGTTGCTGAAATCATGAACCGTCCAGTGATCCACAAAGCGCCGAAGCTGCAAATCAAATCGCTTGAACAGTCGTCGATTCTGGATTTCACCGTTGGGGATTTCTCCCTTGTCGGTTACGAAAGCCATGACGCTCAGAAAAACGTACCTATCGCGAAGTGAATAAAATGGAATTTCCTACACAGCTTTCCGTTGCAGATTTGGCATTGGGCCTGACGCTGGTTATCGGTAATCGTTTTCGTGATGTGAACACAATGAATGCGGTGCGCTTGGAATTGCTGCAATGCACACAGGCAAACATTTACGAAAAGGCAGAGGAAATTTCAGCGCGATACGGTCGGCGGTTCCAGATTGATTTGTGGGATTATGGCCAGATGGAAGACGCCCGAACAGATTGTTTTTTCATTGGCAATACTCCGATGGGGGATATCTGCGGGGCGTTTGTTGACGGTCAAGTCATGACGCCGAAGTCAGCCACGGGTTTTCCGCAACCGCTGGTGATGAAAGTTTTCACAACTGTTCCAATGACCAAACACTGAGGCGTTATGAAATCGAATATCGTAGATTTTACCGAAGCTGCAAATCGTGTGTGGCAGGAAGAATTCAAAAAGCGTTGGCAGGCTAAAGGCGATGCGGGCGAATTCACCAACGACATTTGGGCATGGCAGGAAATGCTTGAACAAGACGGTTGGATTGTGCAGTTTTACGACAACGTAATGCCGGAGTTTTCTGCGTTCATTAACTTCGATAAAAAGTTGCTGACTGCGAACATTCCGAAAGCCTACCACATGCAGAAAACAATGAGCGCAATGCTCGACAAATTGTTTGCAGGTGGTGCAACCGGGCGCTATCTGTATGAGTGGAAAGAAGTTCACGACGATGCGCACCGTCACATTCGCGATGGTGACGAATGGAAAGACGACAAAGATTATTACATGACGGTTTGGTTTTCGATGGAATTGTTTGTGCGGGAAATGGGCGCAGACGAAGACATTCCAGTTGCGCCGAACGAAATAAGCGAACCAGTTTCGAAGCTTCTGAATACACTGGAACCTCTTACCCCTTTGGTGGAATAAATGGATCAAACAACAGAAGAAACAATTGCCGGTCGTAATGATCGTTTGAATCGGCAGGCTGATGAACTGCGCCGTTCCGTTCCCATCGACACCGACGCAGAGCAAATTGCTGCAAACGAATTCATGAAGCGTAAAGACGACGCTTTGTTGATCGGTATCCCGGTCGGTGAAAACATCATTCACGACGACGTAGAGCAGTTTTTGCATCTGTGTAAAAACACAAAATATATGCTGCTGCGCGATAGTGCATGGGCCGACATTATCGGCAATCCTGCATTGATGGAACACCTCAACCCGATTACCAATTACCAGAAAGTATTACACGGGGATTTGGGCGACATTTGCGGCTGTCAAATCTACACGGACGCTTTCCTGTATCGGGCGTTGCGCACTGACGAAGTTGCGTTCAAGAATTCGATTATTTTCGTTGGCTCACGTGAGATTGAAAATGACTGAGAAAACTTTGCAGGAACGTTTTAACTATTGGGACGTTCCACGTGATGGCCGGGTTTCTAATCCGAAACATCATCCGAAAACAGCAGTCGAAGAATTTCTGCTTGATGCGGCGGTTGCAGCGTATGTAATTGTCCCACGTGAGCATTGGATTTGGCTGATGGAAAATGGTCTGGCACATTCTACTTCGAAGGTCGGGTTTTTCACAGCGCTGCCAATGACCGAAGGCAACATGAAAGGCGGCGTAGTCGGCAAGGTCGGCAGTGCAATGATTTTCTCCGACGTTTACGCACACCCGGATAAAAGCTATCCAGAAAATACGCTTATTCATTTTGCACAAATGGATGGCGAGTACATGCGCGAACTGGAACACAGCCGCTGTCCTTATTTCCGCGTGAATCGCAGCGAAGGTATCGGCGCGGAAATCGACATTCCAGAATTCAATGAGTTGGATTTCTTGGGCGCATGGTACAAACACAACACGCGTGAAACTCAGGTTAAATCCCTGTCGATGCCTGCGCGTTATTGGGCGGCGTTCTATCTGTGGATTGTGACCACGCGTGAAAACGAATACGTGGTTAATCACGATCCGGCTTCGCAGTTGGACGGCCACCACGGACTTTACCGAGGCGTGCCGGTTTATACCGATGCGTTTTTGGTGGAAGGTCTGCGCGACAAAAACAGCCTGATCTATCTTGAACTGGAAAAAGTGAGCGCATAAATGGGAACGGGCAAACCAAGTAAGTTTTTAACGAACTATATCTTCAACCCGAAGGAAGTTGATTTGCCCGAATCCTACGAGGCAGAAATCCTCTACCTGAATATCTGGCCGAAAGGCATGTTCATGCTGGCGCAGAAAGAAAGCCTGTTGCGACAAAAAGAGTTCACGATTAATGGAACGCTTTTCCGTACCAAACAACCGCGCCTGCTTATGACTTATGAGGGTGGCAAAGTAATCGACGTGGATGCACAAGAATGACGCTGCTAGATAAAATCTACGACAACACGCTGGCTTATATGCACGTGTTTAAATTCCCCACGCAGCACGTAATCGAAGAGTGTGGCCGGGGAACTTATTCGGTCATGCTGGTTCCGGCTGACCACGTGCTATTGCCACAAATTGTAAAGCACGCAATGTTTACGCCAGATGATCGCACGATCCTGCATTTTCTCGGCTGGTTTAATGGCGTACCGGTGATTACAGAAAATACCCGGTCACGCGGACGCACTCACAACATCATGCTTTGTTCTTACCTGAATCGGGTAGCACTCGACGCATTGAAGGAATTGGAATAATGAAAGTTTACGCAGTCAATGACGCAACCGGCACCGCACTTTCCATCGGCCATATCGCATGGTTTCACGACCTCGGCCTGAAATTGCCGGAATGCGACGAAGAACAAATCGTACAGGTTTGCCGTCCGGGCGATAACAAGAAAATCGGTTCTTTCGATTCTTATATAACCATGATGAAAGAGAAAGGCCCGCTGCATTTCGAAGTCGAAGCCGACGTGCCCGACACCTTCAAAAAACAATCAGGATTTTGGGAAGCAAATGGAATCAGATAACGCTGCAAGTCTCGACATTAATGCACTGCACAAGCACCAGAAGCAGCGGCTCCCCGGCGCACAAATGATACAGGCCGCAATCGAAGACAAGACGTTGCGTGTGACGTTGTTCGGTAATCCTGAAATCATGAAGAAATTGCGTAAACATTTCGGTGATTCTTTCATCGAACCGAAACACGTGCCGCCGCATTATGTGCGTGGTACAGTTCATGTAAATATTCAACATGAACGCATTGCAAAAACCTATCTCACTGCAACTATGGACGTGTCGCTGCTATGGTAAGAATCGGAGCAATTTGGGCGGAAAACGTTGACCGTGGTATTGGTCTGAATGGCAAGATGGCTTGGCATGTTCCCGGCGAGCTTGCAGGGTTTAAACGATCCACACGCGGCACTGCGGTTGTTATGGGCGCACGCACTTTTGAATCGCTGGATTGTAAACCGTTGCCCGGTCGTCTGAATATCGTCATGACTACACGTCCTCAAGATTGGAAATTTGAAGACGTTTATTTCGTGAGTGATTTCGACATGGCAATTGATTTGGCAGAAAGCAAAGGCTACCAATTCATGTCGGTAATCGGTGGTGCAGCACTGATCGAAAGCGTTCTGCCGTATCTGGATATCGCCCGCGTAACCACGCTGAAAACGAACACCTATACCGGCCCATGCGACACGTTTATGTCGGAAGATGTTCACGCATTTTTGGAACGTTATTCTTTCCATTCAGAAGTCGTCGAAGAAAGCATGACCTACCGAGTGCGTCAGTTCTACATCGACACCAGTTTGCAGACGCCGCCTAATGGCCCTGCAATTGACTTCGGTTGTTCGGTGAATTACTAATGCGTCTGCTGACTGTGGTAAATCCTGACGGTTCTTTTCGTGATGATTTCCTGCGCATGTTGGCAAACGAGACGGTTACATTTCGCGGCGAACAATTTGTATTTGATCGCATGTTTGAAATTGACCGTTTCGTTGACTGGAAGCGCCACACGTTTATTACGGGCGAACACAATTTCCCGCTGACGTTGTTGGTGGCCCATGTCTACGTGCATGCGCGTGATGGTTATCGCGGATACGAGCGACACATTAATCTGGATGCTTGGCGTCCGGGTGTATGAAACGAAAAAAGGCCCAAATCCAATTACGGAAATGGGCCTTTTTTTATGCTGCTTTTTTCTTGCGAGCATTGAGTGCAACCAAACGCTCTTTTGCTTTCTGCATTTCTTTCTGGCTACGTTCCAGCATCTGCTTGAGTTGCTTGACTTTATCGTCGTCACCTCGGCCTTCTGCTTTCTTAATAGCCATACGAATTTTCACAAGTTTCTGCGTATGTTCGTTCGCCATTTTCGACAGAATGCTTGTGGCTTTCGCCTTCCCTTCACGGGTTTTAACCCGATTCAGTTTGCTGTCTTTCACAGCTTCCAATTTACCGCCGACAGTCCGGTGCGTAATTCGCCCCATCTTTCCCCATCGACCATAACCCATACTTTCCAAGCCAAGCTTGCGTGCCCGCGATGCTACCGGACTCACTTTAGCTTTCTTGGCGCCCGACTTCTTGACCGTTTTCTTGATTGCAGATTTCGGTTTTGTTTTCCGAGGCTTTCTCGGTTTACTCGATGTTCTTGAAGTCGCCATTGATAGTGTTCTCCAGTTCGGAAGTAATTATGCGGAACAACGCAAGGCTGTCGGAGCGATCAATGGTGTAGACGCGCCGAGCAATATTTTCCAAACCTATTTGATGAATGATATAGATTTCAATTGGAGTCTTGAAATCCACGTGAATGAAAAGTGCTTTGTCGTACTTTTTCATTGTGTACGTGGCGCGTACAAATGTGCGGCCTTCCAAAAAGAAACTACGCAATTCGTAAGGCACCATGCACGACGCATACGTCACGTCCCAATCGGGCATGAATTCTTTCAGCATATTGCCAAGGTTCGACAACGTGCTGTATTCCAAACCCGACGGCGAAATCCTGATAGCAATATTCATTCGGTTGACCTCATTTTCGCAATGCGCGAATCAGTGAACCGAATAGAGTCGCGTTGTTCCTTGATTTTATCCATCAAAGCTTGACGGCGATCCGCCCACACTTTCGCTTGTTCGGGATTGGTTGGACGCTTGCTCATTTTCCGAAGACGCGTCTGCATAGCCTGAAGACTGGCCTGCTTTTTCATCTTGTTATCTTGAGCTTTTTTAATCTGTGCGCTGTTGTCCACTTTCGCCCGGTGCTTTGCGTGTTCGGCTTTCGATGGTGGCGGTACTTTATCAGCAGCAAATGCCTCTAAGCCCCGGCGTGCGCGCTCTTCATTGAGAATTGCGCGGAAACCGTCTTCACCAATTCCTTTAACGCGTGGCTTTTCAAAACCAGCAATCGACAAGCAGAAATTGCAGGCCGTTGATTGCTCTTCGTCGCGGCGTGAATACACAACGTCGAATGCGTCACCGTTAAATCCATCGTCTGGATAAACAGCGGCATCGCGTTCGTCTTCTTCCACTTCAAAATGGTCGCGAGCTTTTCCGTGGCGATGTAATCCACGCTTTGCAAGGTCGGCCAATACGTCACCGAATTCAGCACCTTGCGAATTGCTAAGCTTGCGCACGTCAGTCGGTAAGTCCTTGAACACATCAAGGTTAATTCGTATTTTCATCGCGGCGTACTCTGTTCATGCCGACTCAGCCAATTCGATTTCGAAATGTGCATTTTGTCCACGTAATCGTGAGGCATAACAGCGCTTTGGTTTTGTACGTTCTTCTGGTTTTTGAGCAAAGTTTTCACTTTGGATTTCGGCAGGTTCCCGGCCAGTTTGTCGTCGTCTTCCCATGTGGAAAGGCGCGTGCCGCCGTGTTCCGTGCTGTCTGTTACACGTGCCGCTCTGCCCTGTAGATTAATCGACAGTTTTGCCATGTGAACCTCAAGAAAATCTAACGCGGTCGGGTACGTTTGAGATAACGGTTTCCGCACCTTTAAGGGGCGTATCGAGAAGGCCATCAGCTTTCTTTTTACGCCCTTTCTTTTTACCTTTTTTGCCTTTAGCTGTCAGGCGCTTGCCTTCTTTCGCGTTGTCGAAACTGATATAAGGCAAGGCGTCCCAACGGTCGGGACTTCCCGATTTAGCCAACGACAGAATTATTTTCACTTATTGTCACCGATTAGTCGTCGTTCATTTGCCAATCAGCAGGCACATCGGAAATGTCGAGTTGCCATCCTTTATTCCCGCCTTTCATACTGCACATATACGTCAGCAGTTTGATACCAGCGATCAGCGTTTTAGGATCGTCCAACATTTTCTTTTGGAAGCCTGCAATGTGGATACTCCAATCGTTCACTTCTTTTGCAGAATACATCGAGAGTTTTTCAACCCAACGATCTACAAAGCCGGGGCCGATGGCTGGCAGTGTGTCGATAAACGCCTGATATGTTCGAATGTATTTAAGGCACGAATTCAACAGCGCTTGTGCCTTGTCCGGGGTTTCGTTTTTAGCAACATTACTAACCACCGTAATAAACATCACGTCGCTAGGCACGCGGGTATAGTTCGGGTCGGTGTACGGCATATAAATGCCCATTTTACCGGCGTTCTCGAAAACGGTTTCCATGATTTTTACAAAGTTATCAATGTCGCCGCGTGTGCTGCGTTCCATGAATGCTTCGCCGTTATCGTTGCCGATAAAATCAAACGGCATCATGTACTTGACCGTGTTTCCGTTGAACAGTCGCGGATGCTTTTTAATGTCGATTTCCATACGCGCCAGTTGTGGAATATCGCCGCCTTCTTTTTCAAGAATTTCCATCACGGTTTCCGACACAGGCAAAGCTTCCTGTGCGCTCTTTGTTGCGAGGGCGCTAACGTGCATTAACGTGCCTGCAATTTCCCACGTGCGCGCTTGCCATTCGTTTACCGGCGCCGGAAGTGGCTCGCCATCACGAATGTTAATACTGACTTCATACGACGGCACGTAGTAAACCATTTCGTTAATTGTGTAACGATCCATCGTGTTGGCATCAGTGTAGTAAACATTCGGGAAAGTCTCAGGGTGAGCATTTACCAAACGGTTATAGGAACTGACGTTAACGGCGTTGAATGGCGTCTTCGCAATGTGCGCGAGCAAATCACGAGTGGTTGCCGTGTCTTCGTCTTGGTTATTATCCAGCAATGCACAAACAGCAATGTTGATTTGTTTCATTGTGCTTTCTGGAATGCCTTTACCGCCCAAGAAACGACGACGCAATTTCCGTTCTTTCAACAGGTCTTCAAAACCGTGCGGAGAGATATACGCGGCAACGACTTCGGCGCGTTTAAAATCGCCGGTCTTCATGTATTCCAGCATCCACGTTGCGGCCATCAGCATCGTGTCAGGTTCACCGACCAAAAACTCGGCAACTTTAACAACTTCTACCAACGGAATTTCTTCTTTGTTGACAGTAGATGTTGCCAGAATTTGATGCGCTGGTTCCTGATACGCACGCATATCGAAAATCGAAGCGTCACGGGCCAGACGGGCAAACAGATAAATAATTCGGTGCAGGTCTGGTCGCGATTCAATGCTCTTCGGACTCAGTTGCATCATGCCGGTCAGAATTTGATACGCCGAAAGAATGTGAGCATCCACATTGTTTGGAATACCTTTCAGAATTGCAGCATCGAATTTCGGACTAACGAAACTCAGCACGCGGGAATAGGCAGCGTCCACGCCTTCTGGAATATGCTGCGCACACAGGCGGCGGAATTCCGGGTTACGCAAATAGTAACCAGCCAGAATGGTGTTCTGGTCTTCGTCGCCTTCAGTAACAAACTGCATAAAACCTTTTGCAATATCGTCAGTGCAAAGCAGTCGTGCAGCTTGGCGCAGGTATTTAGCAGGCACCATATTCGATGCGTGAAACAGCACGGAAATGAAATGACGAATGTCAGTCAAACCGGCTTTGTAGTTCTTCAGGAAATGCGCGACCAACGATGCAAACAAATGCGGCTTTTCTTTCAGCGTTGCTTCGTCGTCAACAACAGTCCAGTCAATCTGATCGGTATCGCGTTCGCCTTCCGACTCTTCACGATTGTGACGGTATTGAATGCCGTCGTTATACAAACCTTTGTGCAGCTTGTATTGGCCCGCTGGAATATCCGCGTTTAATTTGCGCAGAAAACGGTTAAGTGTTTCTGGCATACCCGGAACCGGATTGCCGTAAATCTTTGTTTCACGGCGATACAGAATATCGTCACCGCCGGTTTCACTCACGAACGGTTTCAACAGGCAGCGGCCCAGCGGTTTTTCGATGTTGGTATCAGACGCACGAATGGCATAAGCAACCAATGTGCCTTCTGCAATATCGACTTCCAAATAATGATTATTCGAACCATCATTTGAATCAGGGCGATAGTCACGCAGACGCATGCAGCTTTCGTTGTCCCATGAACGACCGGTACTCATACCGATAATGTCGTAAGGGTGGCACGAAACAACCAATTGGAATTCGGCAGTGGAACTGTTTTGCAATTGTGGATCATTGTCAAAAGCGGCCTTTGCAACCGGGTCTTTAGCAATAACCTTACCGATATTGAATTCGTTTTTCTGTTCTTTATCGGAGATTTTTACGCACTTCTTGGCGAGGTAATCGGTAATCCGAAAGCCTGCTTGTTTCACAGCCAAACGAACCGGCAACGGAACAATCACGTTGCGCATATTCTGGCTGACACCGATTGGCATATAAACGCGATAACCTTTCGAACCACGCGGCATTAATTTGCGCAGCAGTTTAACGGTCGGCCCATTCTTATTCCAGTTACGGCGGTATTTCAAAGTCGAGCGGAGGGATACCGCTGCAACGCCCAAAAACCCAAACTCTTCGGAAACCTGCACAGGAATCATAATAATTATCCATAATTCGGCAAAAGAAAGCCGGGCAAACAGCACCCGGCTTAGTCATACCTTTAAATTACTTATTAATACCCGGCAGCGTCACGGTATTCTTCCGCTTCTTCCGAGCGTTGTACCAATGCTTCTTTAATCCGCTCACGCAGTTCAAGGATATCAGACGAATATTCTTCAAAGATTTCCGGGGTGAATTGTGGAGTCTGATAACCGAATTCAAGCGGCTTCGATTTCACTTCACCATCTTCGTCTTCGTCTTCGTCGTCTTCATCTTCCTCTTCGTCTTCACCGATAAGCATTTGCAGCATTTCCAAAGCACGCAAACATTTCGTGTTTGTTTCCACTGTTGCTTGATTCAAACGTTCGACTTTATCGCGGGCTTTATCTTGTGCTGCTTCCAACAGTTCGTCGTAGTCATCATCGTCCGGGTAAGCATCACCCATGTCGCTGTTGTCGTTGACATAACTGTCTTCGTCTTCCGTCTCAACCATTTCCGTATTATCGAGAATGTTTTCTGCGGATTTCAGAAGCGTATCCATCGACGACATTTTAGCGAGTTCTTTAATGATCGTCCGGTGGTGATTCGCCAGTGTTTCACGAGGCATTGCATAGAACGAGGCTGGCGCTTCCGCAACAATCAATTCCATTTCTTGTGCAATGTTGATCGACTGCCCGTTGATTTCCAGACCGGACAACACACCGGAGAAAGTCATATAGGCACCGTTGCGGTCGCCGCCTGCAAGGTTTCGGAACTTGGCAGATACCGCATTCAAATCAATCGGATCGAATTCAATATGCTTTGTGAAATCAACAGGTTTATCCAGCATTTTACCGGCGACTTGCAACGCCTGCATAATGAATTCCATTTGCGTACTGGCGACTTCGGTTTTGTCGTCGTCACCAATCTTGTCTGCGCCGTTGTAATCCAGCAAATACGGGGCGATTGCATTCATCATCGCAGTGACCATCGAAGCATTGAACGCAGAACCTTCACCGTTCAATTGCAGGAACATTGGCACCGAGAATTTAATCAGGTTTGTGACGCACGCAATATCCCATTGTTGTGTGCCCCGGCCTTCGATGATGCTGTTAATGTTTTCTGGATGTTCCAGAAAGAAAGCGCGAATTGCAGGGAAGTTGTCTTTGAATGCGTCGGCTCGATACGGCTGTGTGACAATGAGGCGCATCATGTCGATTTTAATGTGTTCCATAAACATTTGCGCTTGATTATCCGTCAGCTTGTCGAAGGCGCGGAAGTTGCGTCGGCCAATCAAATGCTCAGCCATTTCGTTAGTGCGGAACAGGAACCATTCATCCGCCGAAAGGAATCCTACGTTATCCAACAGATAGCACAGAACCAATTCCAAACCTTGCACTTCACGCAGCGTATACATGACATAATCGCCACGCATTTTTTCCGAGCCTTCGGTGATTTCCAAAAGGGCGAAAGCCGCTTCGTGGAAACGTTCGTAGCTAAACAGATTCAGGAAGCGCGCAGCCGAAGCGGTCGTGTGGATAAACGAACGAGCAAACGGGTATTTATCCAACATTTCCTTTTCAGGAACTGGCAACACGCCGTACATCAGGTCTGCGAGAATTTGTGCGTGATGATCGCCGGGGTTTTCTTCGTCGTCCAGATTACGCAGCACGACTTCCATTGCAGCAGGGTTGCCGGAACGCGCTTGTGTAATTGCCAGTTTCACGTCCATTGTTTCTGGAAAGTTTATTTCTTTACGCTTGTCCAGCAGACCGGCTTTGCGTGCCACGTAGGCCAACGCCGAGTTAATCTTTTTCCCGTGTAGAACAAGATCGTTCACATACTGCCCAATGAATTCACTACCGCGCACGAGGTCGGCAATTTCATCCAGTTGAACAGTCATTTCATTACTGGTTAAATCATTCAGCATGTGTGCGATATTATTCGCGTTGTTTCGTGCGCCGCTGATATTTCCGAGGTTCGTTGTTTCGTCCTCTTCACCAGCTTTGATGATTTCCATTTCCTGCTTAACGAAATCAACAGCCAACGAATGATCGTCGCCTACGTCGTCGTTTGTGATGCGGTTGCTATCACTTTTTACGTGATGGTGATCCGTACCAGCGCCGTCGTCGTAAAGATCGCCGCTCATTTCGTAATGGCCGGATTCCGCATCAGCATTTAGCTTGCGTAGAAATGCGTTCACCGTCGAATTAAAACCGGGAACCGGGTTGCCGTAAACATCCGATTCACGACGATACAAAACCTCACCTTCGCTATTCACGAAAGGTTTAATCAGGCAGCGGCATTTCGGCTTGTTAATATTCGTGTCGTTTGGATCAATTGCATACGCAACCAATGTCCCTTCCGCTACGTCGTTTTTCACGTGGCGACTGTATGCGCCTTTATCCCCACGGTTTACCACGCCATCGTCGAGACGCATGCAGGATTGTTTATCCCACGAACGCCCGGTGGACATACCGATAATATCGTAAGGGTGGCAGGAAATAACCACTTGTAAATGCGCGCCGCTAGCGGTGTTCTGCAATTGCGGGTCGTTATCGAAAGCCATTTTCGCATGAACATCTTTGGCAATTACTTTGCCGATGTTAAATACGTTCTTCTGGTCTTTGTCATCGAGCTTGACGCATTTCTTTGCGAGGTAATCGGTGGCAACAAAGCCATTCTTCTTCAGGGCGAAACGCACGGCTGGCGGAATGATAAAACGATGTTTAATCTGTGCGCCGATTGGAATGTACAGGCGATAACCTTTCTTGCCGGGGCCAACAGGCAGCATCTTTTGCAAAGCTTTTACAGCCGGACTGTTTTTATTCCAGTCACGGCGATATTTCAGTGCCGTTTTCATCGAGACGGCGGCGACTGCCATTTCAATATTCATTGAGCGTAAATCCTCAAGGCAATGTGTTTACCTTTCATGGAATCCAGAATCGCTTCCAACATGTCAACGCGTTCCTGCACACGCAGACGTTCGGTCACTACTTGCGGGTTTTGTTCGCCACCGCTTTGCACGAGAAACATTCGTTGTTTTTTAATCGCAGCTTCGATCAACTTCACGGTGTCTTTTACGTCGGACGCTTTGACAGTCGTGGCCGCTGCTGTAGCCAATTCAATTTGCATGATTAATTTCCGTCTTCGTCGAGGCCGAGTTCTTTGAAAATGTCATCCATTTCTTTTGAGACTTTTTCAATATGGGCGATAAAGTCCTGCGCCCACTGCATCAAGCGCGGCGGGTATGGGCCACGAGCAACCGATTTAATAAACGGCAGCATCCACGGGTAGCGCATATTCCACGAGGTCTGCGTTAGGTTCGATGCGGCGAGTTCTTCGCGAATACGTGTGGCGATTTCCCAGTTTGCATATTCGGTATTGATTTTCAGCAGGTCTTCGAATACTTCTTGGCGCAGAACTACATTGCCACTGTCTGCAATTAATTCAACGTTTTGTGCAGGCCACGTTCTGTCTACAGCGCACAACAGACCGGAGGCGGTTTCCCCATCAGCACGACCGGTAGCACGTTTCATTCGATGTTCCCAAATGCGCCCCATCAATTTTTCAATTGTCGGATTGAAATAGGTATCAACCTTGAATCGTGGCGCCAGTTTGCGCGACAGTTTCACGCCAGTCTCTTCGTCGTTCGAAGACTTGGCAGCAATGCGGAACATCATACCGAGATATTCACGCATTTTAATTGAGCCGGGAGCTTTAGACTTTCGGAATTCCGGTGTGTCAGTTAGGCGACTGCGAATGAACGAAAGGAATGTATTTCCTGCCGCGTATTCATCCGTAAGATCATCCATTTTCGCCAACCAGCGAGCATCCCAGTACGCACGTTTTGTCAGGATTTCTGACGACGACATAAGTGGGGATTCTGGATCGTATGCGTATTCCGCGTCAGTGGCTTTTGTCAGGCGCGCAGAATAATCAGCAATAGGCTGCATGGCATCTTGAGGCAGCATTTTAGCAAGCCACGGAAGATCGGCGTCCGGTAAGAATTTCTCGACTTGTTGTCCGATTTCTTTAACCGTTGAACCCAGCGTTTTAACTTTGTTCATCAGGTCTAGCAGGTTCGCTGCCTGAGTGCCGGGGTTATTCGCGTTGTAATACAGTTGCGACATATGCTGGAAGGCAACACCCAACCAACGTATATCGGATTTAACAATTAGGGGGATTTGTTCCCGGTTTTCATTCAGGTATTTAAACCTTTCATCATCGGGCGTCTTGTTAAAGTCCGCGTGAATTGCAAGCTGACCAACGCCGTCGTCGTAAAGCTCAGGTGCAATTGTATAAACACCAGCCTCTGCCTTGCTGTTGATCTTGCGCAACCACGCGCTCACGGTTTCGAGAAAGCCGGGAATCGGTGTGCCGTAGACTTTCGTTTCAACACGGAATAGCACAACTTTTCTATTCTGCGTCCGGTTCCCACCCGTGACTTTGTAAAACGGTTTAATTAAAAGCCGTGCGTGCGGGTTTGCGATGTTCGTATCTTTTGGCGAAATGGCGTAGGCAACAATTGTCCCTTCCGCCACGTCTTTTGCAACTTTTTCTTTGTACACACCGCCCTGTGTTTTGCCCGGTTGATCCAGACGCATACAGGAAGTCATATCCCAACGGCGCCCGGTAGACATACCGATTACGTCATAAGGATGTGAAGAAAGCACGCAGACATATTCGTCTTTGTGCGCACTGCGTTGTGGATCGTTTGCGAATTCCTGACGCAGCGAATCATCCTTGAGAAGTTTACCAATCCGCATGCGACGATTGCCTGTGCGGTCAACCGCAATACCGCTCACGTAATCATCAATTTTATAACCGAGGGAATCCAAGGTGCTGACGATATTCGACGGCGGTACAATTTTTGCAGATTTTTTAGGCTTGATCGGAATGTAAAACCGATACCCTTTCTTCGGCGGCTTCATGAACTGGCGGACAGCCTTTACACCGATGCCATTTTTGTTCCAGTTTTTTACATACTTTCGTGCAATGCTAAGCGGCACCGACGCAAGGGCTATCTGAATTCTCATGGTTACTCCAGTCCGTGATTCACGCGGTCTTCAGCAGTCATCCAACGCTTCCGAACATAATCCAGAAAGCCTTTGGTATCGACGCGCAGTTTGCGTTTTACACGTTTAATTTTCTCAAGGAATTGAAGGTCTTCGCCGTCTTTTGCATAACCTAGCAGACGATTGAAATCCCGTACCGCTTGGCTGCCGACTTCCCACGTGCGATTCAGTTGGTTAATCTGCCGACGAATACGGTCACGGGCTTTGCGCTCTTCTTTATGCTTCGCGCCTTTAACGAATTGCGTACCGAAATCCTCATTTGGTTTGAAGATGATTTGCGATGCAACGTACCACGCTTGCAGGTCGCCATCGGGGCCGGGATTAAACCCTTTCTTCGCACCGAATTTCGGTTTCTTTTTATCGCTGACTTCCAGTTTGATTTTCTTGCGCTTGTCCAGCTTCGCGAAGTCTTTCATGTCATCGTACTGATAAAGCTCGATGCCATTCCGTTTGGCAAGCAGCGCCAGCGTCAGGCTATCGTTCGATTTCCATTTGGCTTCGCGCTCAGTCATGAAATGGATTTCCTTCACGTATTTCACGCAAGGAATATACAGTTTGTCGGCAAACAAACGGTCTTCCATTTCATCGCTGGTTACGTGCTGCTGACTGGCCCAGTAATCCACTGGTTTAATCTGGTAATTCTGGCCCATCTTTACGCCGTCCAACACGAACACAACGCTGGTCACGTTGATTTCATTCGTGAAGTAATGGCTTTGTTTCGAACGCGCCAGACTCAGAAAGAACTGCTGCTTACCGAATTCAGACTCTACACCTTCGTTGGTAGCAGCCAATTTAAAACGATCTTTTTGCAGTGCCGGGATCGCGTATTCCATCGGGATCAAATGGTACAGAACCGACGATCCGGCAAGGGCCAGTTGAATTTGCATGTTATTCCCCGTCAGCTTTCCGAATGTTTTCACGCACGCGATAAGCTGTTTCTTTGATATCCATTTTGTTGTCACGCATCCACGTTTGCAGGCGAGCGGCCAACTGTTTATCTTTCGGGCCGTGGCTGTGCGAGGCGTTATGCAATTCGTTCTGGAATTGCGTAGTCAAATCGTGTTCGCCGTAGCGGTAGCCATAACGCTCACGCAGGTATTTCGTTTTGTCGTTTACTGGCGGAGTATTGCCGTACAGAATATCGACAAAGAATTTAATGTCCGGGTAAACCGAGCGAGCATAACGCATGCCCTTGTACATCTGGTCTTCGCCTTCTTGCGTGGCTTCTTCAGTGGTACGGGTGCGGAAAAGATTCTGCACTTTACCGCCGTATTCCATGTCAGAAAGCGGCACGGTTTTACGCACGTTCAAATTGCCGTATGCCGATTTATCTTTATACAGATAAACCTTCACGCCTTGACGCATTGCCGACACGAACATTTCACGCATCATTTTGCCGCGACGTTCTGCGTCATAGTTCGACAGGTCAACGTGAATTGCACGAATCAATTTTGTGGCTTTTTGCAGCACAGGTTTAGCGCTGTAATAGCGGTCTTCCTGTTCGATGCTGTTACCCTTGCCTTCGACGTGGCCCCAGTAATCCACTGACTCACGTTTCATCCGCGATTGCAGGGATTGTTCTTTGAATTCGATTGTCACGTCGTAGAAGTTTTGCGCGGTCAATACACGGTTACGGCGCACGCTCAAAAAGAACGGATGTTTTGCGAATGCTGCTTCTGCTTCTTTACCGGCGACTTGCGACAGTTGCAGTTTGTCGGTCTTGATAATCGCGGCCATGTTGATAAACGATGTACCGTGAAAAACACTACCGAAATCTTTTGCTACGGCTAATTGCAGTTCCATTACGCGGCTGCCTTCTGTTCGGCCACGTCTGCGGCGATTGCGATAAAACGACGGGTAATGCGTTCGGCGTCGTCAATTGTCAGCGCACCGGATGCAGTAGCCATCGTCACGAGTTGCGGTTCTTCAATTGCACCGATTAATGCTTCCACGCTTTTTGCACGCTGCGCAGTCCACATAACCAGATCGTCAAAAGAAGCCACGAAAATACTGTCCACACTTGCGACCAGAATTGCGTCGTAAAAATGTGGAAGTTCTGTGCTGTTCGAAATGTTCATTGCGAGGTCGTAGGTTACTTTCCCTTCCTCGAAACTTACGCGATCAATACGCGCCAACAAACCGTGCGTGATACCTTCTGCATCGGTCATGCCCTGAATGCCGGGATGGAAATAAACCACTTGGCCTAGTGCATAGCGGCTTGGGTAATCAGCGGCGGTTGCGGTCATCAATTTGATTTCCATGCTTTCTCCGAATTATTTTAGTGTCACGCCGATTAGAATTACTTCGCTTTCGTCGTCACCGATGTTGTGTTCGTATTTGTGCTGGTTTAAATACCGCACGAGATTCCGTGTATCAATACTGGCGTCGTGCGTTTCCACAACAGCGCTCAAAGGTTTGGCATGGCCGAAATGCTCAGCGACACCATGATTCGGAGTGAAAGAAAGGGCCGCGTATTTACGACCTTTTCTGTACTCTGCGTAAAGATCATCACGGTAGAATTCGTCACCGCGATACAGACGCCCGCGACTGCGATAGGTTAGCGCGTCCCGCATGTCAGCCGGGAGAGCCAAATAAACATTACGGAATTTCTCAGTGTCAAAGTTCCCGTAATGATTACTCTGGTAGCCTTCCATCCAGTCTAGAAATTCGGAAACTTCTGCGGGCGGGTCAACGTACCGCGCTGCAATCGCGAGTTGTATTTTCATGCAGCGCACTTCATTTGACGTGCAGCTTCGGGATGCTCTTTCGCGAACTTATCCCACGACTCAATCATGTCGGTAATGCGCTTTTTATTCGCAGCATAACGAGCGGTTTTTTCTTCGTCGGTTTCGTTGGCGTAGCGTTCGTGTAGCGCTGATACGTTGAATACTTTAATCATTTTGCCCCCGAGAATGGCGGTGCTTCCGACTTGCTGGATTTCACCCATTTGGCAAGCTTCACGAGCGAGCCTTGTTCGGTCGGGGCGTTGATGTTGTATTCGGGATTAATCGAATCGTCGTTGCCTTCGTACCATGCGCGACCAACAATTTCAGCGTCGGTAACTTCGACCATAAAACCGCGTTGTTTGCTGGTGAACGAAAGCGAAGTCGGCGTGCGCCCACTCATTGGATATTGGCTTTTTGCGTAGGTGATAACCTGTGCAACTTTGGCGCTGACTTTTGCAGGTTTGGCGGCGGCTGTTGCCACTTGTGCTTTAACCAGACCGGTAGATTTCAGCGTGTAGGATTCTTTGACTTTGCGAGTTGCGCCGTCATGGTCTGCAATCACAACCAAATCAAAAGTCGTGTTGACCGGCAATATGTAATCCAGACGTTTTGCAATCTGTTTCATCGTGCCCGCTTTATCTTTGCCCAGCATTTTGTTGGTGCCGGAACGATACACTTCGAAGCTGTTAATCTTGGCGCCCTTCGGAAGTGCGTCTACATATTCCGAAGCAACTGCAATCATTACTTTCATGTTTTATTCCGCCTTCGTAGCTAAGTCCATAGCTTTCTGAATTTTGCTATTTGGACGGGTATTTGTTTTCTCGAAAACTGGTGCGAAAACCGATGGGTCGATGTAGTTCGCGATGGCCGTGGTTGCGGTCACTTTCTCGCCCGACATGTGGCCCAATTCTTTACCGATTTTCAAGCACTGGTCTTCAATCCATTTGTTAACAACTGCGTCTTTTGCACGCGGGCCATGTGGGCATTTGTCCATCAGCAGCTTAGCCATTCCAGTACCGCGCAATTTGCGGAATTTGTGAATGGTGAAACCTTCAGGGAAACCGAGTTCACGCAGGTAGCCGTTGATATTGCTGTTGCTCAATGGCTTACCACGGAAAGTAAACACGTATTCCGCTGGCTTTTTCTCGTAAATGAATTCGTCCAGTGCAGAGTGCAGCATCATCGTCCGCTGGTCTTCGAATTTAATCACGTGCTTTTGTGCGCCGCCTTTCTTCCCGATGTATTTCATAATGACACGTTGTTCATTGAAATTCAGGTGTTTGCGCAGCAGTGTAGAAATGCCGTAAGTGGTTTCGCCAGCGGTGTTTGCCCGAGTGGAACCGATACGTGCGGAAGTCTGATAAATCACTTCGCAAACAGCAGCGGCTGCGCCCTTCAAACTGCCCGGCCCCTTCGCCAAATCAGGAAGCCATTTCTTCACATATTTCTGAATGTCCGGCAACATGTTTTGAATGATGCTGAAACTTTCTACGCGGCCTTCTGTGCGGTTGGCAATCGTCTGCACACTGGTGAAGTTCTGCGCGAACGGTGCTTTGTATTTGCACACGTAGGAATTGTCATCGGCAGGATTATATTTCGGGTTCATCATGCCTTCACCGAGCGGCTTATTCAGCAACTGCAAACCGGCTTCAGTGTAGAAGTTCCCCTTGTCATCCATTTTGCCGACAAACCAATCTGGAATATCGTTTTGAATATCACCGAGTTGACGCTTGATTTCTTGCACGTCGAGAATGTGTTCGCCGGACGCCCGAACGATGTTGGCAATTGCCTTGTCGTAAATGGCTTTCCGTTGGCGGCGCATATCCAGATATTCTTGATGCTGTGGCAAATTCGAACCGATTTCTTTTGCTTTGTCACGCCACGCAGTCAGCGTAGTGTCAGGCATTACGTGGCCTTTTACTTTGCCGTGCGTTTTAACGTGTTCACCCAGTCGATCATAAAGCGCTTGCTGCACTTCGCTTACAACTTCGTCGCCTTCGTGCAAAAACAATTGCGAGATATGCGAGTCTTTGAAATACCCGGCGTGTTGCATCAGGCGTTTGCCCGCGCTTTCCGAACCGTTGTAGGCCAGACGAATATCGTTGAACATACCGAGTTGAACTTTATTCAGCGTGGTATCTTTTTCGAACGTCTTTTTCTTTTCTTTCAGCTTGTCGAATGCCGCTTTGACAAGGTGATTGTATTTGTTATCGCTTACGTCTTCGCCTTCCAACAGCAGGGCGATAGGACGGGCGAATGCGCGTTTAATGCCGAACTGTTCCAGCATCGGTTGCGCGACGGGTTCCCATGCACGCAATTTCTTCAGGAAGTTTTCACCGTAGTTAAAATCCTCTGCGCGATACATTGCGATCAGAAGTTTCAACAGAGCGTCAGCGCTCCCCGGTGCGGCTGCAATACTGATTTCCATACTCACCCCAAATTCCGTAACACGTAATCCATGCGTTCAAAGTTGTTCGCATATTTCCGTGATTTAATGTCTGCGTCTGGCAGTTTCACACCGACGTAATAGGCCGTATGATTCAGGCGATATTTTTCGTCTTCTACCACGCGGCCTTTATCGTCTACGCACATCAACAGGTTGTCGATGAAATCTTTTTCGCCATCAAGACGAATGCGATAGCCATAGAACAGCGTCATTGCATTGGTCTGCGCGTAGGCGATAATTCCATCATCGTTTTCCGGCAAATCACTAACGAAATGACCGCGTTGCAGCATCGGAATTTTCAGCAGGCGCGGGCCAAGATCACGCCACGTCGGGCGGTTCTTTGTCAGGCGTACAATCGTGCCAGCCGGTACAAACTTTTTCGGTGCTGCACTCGCAATGGCTATCTGGATTTTCATTACGGAATCCCAAGAAATTTATTGAGGACGGCACACAGTTGTTCTTTGACTTCGGGAATGCTGCGCTCCGCGTCAATGATTACCCATGAATCGTCAATTTGTTTGTGGTAGGCATTCCGCACACCTTCGAAAAAGTCCTGTGATTTCACTTCGAATTTGTCGAGTGCAATACCAGACGCTTTTCGAATTCCGTACATCCGTTTCATCATCGTCTCTGTCGTGATATCCAACAGCAGAGTGATATTCGGTTTGCGCAGATACGGCAGCATCAAATCGTGTACCGCTTGAGTTTCTGGCGTGTACTGACTTTGATAAGCCAAGGTCGATGCGTAGTAGCGTTCACTGAAAACGTGGTAGCCGCTTTCTAGTGCCGGAACAATCATGCTTTTTGTGTGTTCAATTCGTGCGCCGTAAGCGATCATTAAATCCGACGCTGGCGGCAAATCATATTCAGGGTCTAACGACAGCATCATTTCGCGAATGCGCTCAGCGAAAGGCGTACCGCCGATTTCCCGTGTGTATTTCACCTTTGCATTTGCTAGAGTGAAATGCTCTTTCATGTAATCTGTAGCGGTGCCCTTCCCGGCGCATTCGATACTTTCAAGAACAATGAATTTCCCCGTCATTCCAAATATACCCGCTTTGTCTTTTTGATATTACGCTTGGAGTCACCACCACGCCAAGCGAGTTTCTTATACAGGTCAAACTTTTTGGTATCCGACACTTCACGCGATTTCGCACGTAACGCACAGCGCACCCGGCCCGTGGTTGTCAGTGTCAGAATGCCCACGCCTTCCTCCTTTAATTCCGCTTTGATTTCATCGTACTTGCGGGACTTCAGGATGGAAGGTGCGAACATGAAATAAAACTTGTTCGAATGACTCAGATATTTACGCCATTTAGAATCGGCGCGGAAATCAGCCAAACAGCTTTTAACTTCGATACCAATTATCTGCGAAGACAGGCTCAGCGCCATCATGTCAATACGAGCCTTACCCCAGCGCTCGACGCCCACTTCCCTGTGAACGCTGTACGTTTTCTTCACGTAATAATACATCACAGCTTCGTGAAGTTTTTCCGTGATTTCACGTCTTGTTAATGCCTTCGCTTTAGTTGCCATTTAGTCCAGCTTCATGATTTTGTAATAGGGCACGGTGACGCCTGATTTATCGTACAGGTTCAAGAATGTACGCATGGCGTCTTCGTATTGTTCAAACTTGAAACGGTCGGCATAAGACATGCGAATGTCGGTGACAATATCCACGATATCCGCATCGTTAATACTGTCGCGTTTCATGCGGCCAACCAATACACTGATTTTCTTTTCCGTCTGGCTGTTGTGGGCACGCAGCGGGAATTTAACCCACTTGGCTTTCAGCGTTATGTGATCGTCAGTGTAGCTTTTCATGGTCTTGTAAAAACGATCCAAAGGCTGCGAGTATTTCTCAGGCGCTTCTTTGTAATCGGGCAATTCCACGGCAATAACCGGCTTCAAATACAGCACGCCGAGTTCTGTCGAGTCTTTCATATCAGGCGTACCCTGATTGAGTTTCTTCAACGATCCCGGTGTAACGGTTTTGGTGGATTTCATGTTGGTGCCATACGTGACGATTCGGTTTTTCGTCTTGTACAACTTAACCTGATATTCCAAGTGCGGAGTAGATTCACGCAATTGCGCTGCCACGTTTTCCAAATCGCTTTGGTCGAGGACTTTATGTGTGTACCACGACAGCCAACCGTTGTATTTATTTTGATGCAAACCAATTGCTACGATTGCATAAAAATCTTCGGTGGATTCACGTGCGATTTCTTCGTGCGTACCGGCCATGATGATGCCGAAACCAAACGAGTTAATCCGGTGCATTTCCGCTTGGAATTGCGGGCCGTGGTTATCGTGCATCGCCGCCATTGCTGCTTCAGGATCGAGGCCGCGCAGCTTGTTGCCTTTCGCGTATTGGAACAGGTGAATCATTTCGTGCAGGATGGTGTTAGTAAACAGCACCCGGTCAATCATGGTCGATTCGTTAATGTGGAACGTATAAACCGGTTTGTTATTCAGCCACTCAAGCTGTGCCATCCCCCAAATTTTACTGTTGGCGGATTTCTTGAATTTCACGACCGGGCAAGCGCCGTTGAAATACAGCTTGTTGTAGTAATCGTACATCGGTTTAACGTTTTCGAATTTCGGTTCGAAAAGCAGGTACGGCGGATTGTTTACGTCCGGTCGCACAGTCAACAATTCTTCACTCATTCCTTCCAGAGCTTTGCCCTGTTTCAGCGTGAGTTTAAATGCGATATTCGGATCGTCTTCATGATGCACAACGTAGAACTGGCCGTGCCGGTACATGTCGAATTGATCGCCCATTACAAGCTGCATATCGTATTCGTCGTTTACGTCTTCGTAAAGTAAATCTGCCTCGTTGATATAACGGTACGTTGCCATTTATTCAAATTCCTGTTTGTCGATGTAGGTAATTCGCACAGCATTTCTGAGCGGGCTATTCAGTACGTCCGAATCAGTGACGCCAATCGGGAAACCAAACGCTGCCGGGTCGGTAAGGTACAGGTAGTAATTACTCGACAGCGGATAGCCCAATGAAATGTCGCGAATTTCCACATACTTTTCAATGTATTGCGATAGTGCAAGGTCTGGATGTAACCATTCCCACTTATGCGCAAGCACAATAAACGTCGGCATTGGAAAGCCTGTTTTCTCACGTTCAAATGCTTGCAAAATATCCTGACTGATTTGTTGGGCCAGTGATGTATAACTGGTCTGACAATCCGAATGCCCAAGGCGTAAAATTTCGGTGCGTGGAGTCGATGGAAGCTTGCCCGTGTTTTGATCTTTTGTGGGCACCACGCTAAAGACATTTGATTGGCCGTAAGTGCAGCCCATTACGCGGCTTCTTCGGGTTGATTAATACCCAAATGTTTTTCGATTGCATCCAGACGTTTCAGCATGGACAAGCACATGTCTTCCAAGTCGTGAATGTTTTCGAATGCAAGGCCCATCAGGTTGCCGTAAACGACTGCGAGTTTGCCATTCGACATACGCACGGTCGCGGCTGGAATTGCCTGTTTAACTTCTTGTGCAATCAGGCCGGTGTGCATCACGCCCGGTTGCGAAATCAATTCGTACATGTAGCCGTACATACGACGGGTAATTGACAAACTGTTTTCGATTCGTTTGATGTTGGTTTTCAACGAACGGTCGGAGGCGATCGCCACTTCAGTTTTGCAAACGATTTGACCAATTTGCGGATTAATTTCAACGGTGTTTTCTGTACCATCGTTGAAGGTCATCATGCCCATCGGTTCGGGATCGTCCGGGTCTTGCACAATGGTTTTTGTGAACTGCAAATTGCCGTCAAATACCTGCGCGGAAATTGCATCGCTGAAGTTGATAAAACCGAGTTCACTGATATTCAGTTCGCCAGTCAGCGGCCCGCCAGTTGTGGGAATGTAATCGCCTTTACCACCGAGGGAACTTTCGATCCATCCGGCGTTGGTAATTGGCAGACCATAACCCAATTCCCAGTTGGTGATTTCGCCGGATTCAATAACCCGAACAATCATGCCTTGTTTACGTGCTTGAATCGGGATTGCGTCCCGCTCTGCAATGCTGTTAACGATACGGAAACCGCCACGTAAATCGGTATCCACCAAAAGATAAAAGTCACCGGTTTTAGAAAACCGTTGGGAAATGTTAGTTGCCACTGCTGCCTCCAATAAACAGCACACGAATGACACCGGTCTGATTAACGAAGAATTTCACTTCGATATCGTCGTCAGTTTCTTCGATGCTATCCGGGGTAAATGATCGTTTATGTTCGTCGTAGCATTGAATAAAGAAATCGTCGGCCAGCTTCGGAATCGTTACAGAAAGCACATTGGTTATTGTGATCCTTTGCGCTTGAACGAATCCTTCCAAATCGACTTTGCGGACTGCGTGGTTCGGCAGCGTAGGGGCTTTAGGGAGTTTAATACCCGAACCCAGCACCTCGGGGTTGAATAACTTTGTCATGAATCATACCTTTAAATTAGCGGAGAAACACAAAAACCCACAAAAGAGTGGGTTATTTCAAATACGTCGAAGGTTCATCAGACAGGTAACGTCCGATTGCCCGTGGCATATTCTGCTTGTGATGCGGAGGCAACGGCGCTTTAATCCAGCGAATACCATGCGGATCAGAACGACGATTACCAACCAAAAGCTCCCCGGAAAGGAATGTGCGAACGCATTCAGGACTAGCCATTATTCACCCGCCTTACGCACGGCGTATTCGTCCATTGCGGTAATTACAGCGTCACCCAATGGAATTAGTGATTTAGAAATACCGACCAACATTGTCGCATTCAATATAACTGCGGAACTCGATGCAGCGGCGTCATAAAGGAATGTTGCATCGCCGTAATAAGTGGTATTTGCCGGTAATGTTTTCCCGACAGTTACACCCGGCGCACCCACTGCACACAGGATTTTAAAGTACGCGACTGGCGTATTCATCACCCGGTTTAATGCAGGCAGCAGGTTGAACCACAACACAATTTGCTGTGCTGCGTAGGCTTCAAATTCGTAGGCGTTCATTTGTTGCAGCGGCCCGACGACAACAATTGTTTGTACGCCATGCAGCTTGCCCGAAAACAAAGGGCGAATTGTCCACGAGCTATTTGAAACACTCGTGATTAATTGATATTCCGTTTTATCTGCAATGCAGTAAACGGTCATGCCTACCCGCCGTGCGCTCAAAGGAATTGCGTTGCGTTCTGCAATATCGGCAACGCTTCGATATCCACCGTGGATATCTACGTCTTCCACTAAATATGTATCGCCTGTTCGTTGCAGGCGTGACGCCAATGGTGTAGGCATTTATAAATCCTCAGTTCGTGTCCGAGCGGGACGAATCAATTGTATGTTGTCCGCTCACTTTTTCATCGCGGTTGCCCCCAACCTTTAATGCGTCATTGCCTTTAATTTCTACGGTGCGTTTGCCGTCAACGATTAATGTGTAATCGCCTTTTACGTGTGTGTAAGAACTCCCGGCGCCACCGCTGCCTTCGAAGCCCACACCGCCCGCACTCTTCGCTTGAATCGCTGCAATTTTTAAGTTTGATGCGTTCGCCAAATATTCGGGAACGTCACCAACGCCACTGCCTACAATCTGCGTTGCTTTGCCGACAATGGTTTGTGTGTAATCGCCAAGGAATACAAAGTGCGTATCACCCGGATTTAACACGAATACTTCATTTGTTGATTTGTCGATAATCAGTTTGCAGCCGTTTGGCAACACTGTCGCTTTCCTGTGCGGGTAATTCTTTTCCGCTTCTTTCAGGATTGTTTTCTTGTCACCGGGATACGGCGCAAGCTGCGGTTTATGTGGATCGCCATTCGGATAACGCACGCCGACTTTCGCGCCTTTATGCGGAATATCAACGGTGCCAGAACTGGTTTGTTTTTCCGCGTCATCAGCGTAATCCTGATTCATCGGCAACGCCCACGGCAAATGATTGTCGGGGATTGTGTCGGGATGAATACCAGTTACGCGAACGCGCACACGACAGGCTTTCCGGGGATCGTTATCATCGACAACAATTCCCGCATAAATGATTTTGTGATCCAGTCCCTGACGTTGCAAATGCTTTGTAGGATTCAGCGGCCCGGTTGCCATTTAGGGTTGCACTCCGCTCATTGTGTGCCAAATCATTTTCGCTCTTACTTCCAAAGGAATTCGCATCATATGGAAATAGAAAACGTTGGCAGCGCTTTCGTGTTCAGGATCGACTTCACGGTACGCAACATCCGCTACATACGACGAACAATAATCCGTGTATTTATCCCGCTGCGGACGGTTCATCATGTATTCAGCTTCGGCAATCATTTCGTGATTAATCTTTGTGCCGGGAATGCCGGTGCGATTAACCATGTAATTCAATTGCGCTTCTTTATCCATCAATTCCCACATTTTTCAGTCTCCAGAAACAAAAAAACCGCGCCGTGCAATTGCTCACAGGGCGCGGTTGTACCTTTGCGAACAAAGGGAAAGCTAGGCATTGAATGTCTTTTCTTTTTCACTATTGCGAACGTAAATGTTTTCGGCTGTATTGGTAGGTTATCCCGATGCCGCAAGTAGTGGGGTTTCCAAATCCGGTAGCGCCTATTCCATTCAGGGGTTGCGTATTGTGCTGGCTGTATTCGACATTACATTGCCTAGCCTGTGATACACGTTTTATTTACAGTTTTTCCGGCGATGGATTGCCATAAATAAAGACGTTCCATAAACGAACGCGGCTCACAAATATAAATTAGTAAGGCGTTACCGTCTTTGTTACGTTGTGACCGGTGCCTTTGTCTTGCATAAGGCGCAATTGTTTTACAATCTTTCTATTAGCGCGTTCATTCGCCAATTTCTGATTGGTCAAATAACGACGCTCGCCAGTCGAGGTATGACCAGCCACTTCAGCCATTTCACCGAAGTCACGATTTGCCAAACCAACCATTTGACCGTTATTACGGGCCAATACGTCGGACTGTGTTCTGTCGAGGTTGCGGTTGTAAATGCCCTGAGCTTCAGCACGGAATGCTTCGTAAAGGCCGGGATTATTGCGCGCCAAAGACATGATTTGTTTGTCGTAGTTGGTAGCGAAACCACCTTCGCCGCCACCGCCGCCCATATCGTTTGGATCAACAATACCGTATTTCTTTTTCAGTTCTTTTACGCGCTTCTGGTATTCGTAAACCGATTCTTGAATGTGCAAATCGGAATCCTGTGCAGCCAGCAAACGGTCGAGGTTAAACCCGCCAGCAGCAGCCATAACACGCATTGGAACTGGCACGCCTTTATCGGTAAGCGCTTGCAGCATATCCATGTATTGCTGATCGCCTTCCGGTTTCAAAGTCTTTTCCCAATGAACCGAAGGAATCAACAAACGAGAACCGTCATTCAGGCGCTCATACGAACCGAGGATATCCATTTTATCGAGGCTGTTGCCTTTGATAATCAGCTTACCCTGTTTATTCAGCGTGTAACCTTTCATTGCGGAAATCATCGGGAAAATCTTGTTATACAAAACTTTCCGCGTCAGATAATCACGTTCGGATCGCACACCGTCAATGAAGAAAGAAGTCGATGTATCGCCGTTGGTATACGTGGCGTCACCAGAAAGAAACGCATCGGAAATTCCGAGTGCTTTCATTTTGATGCTGTCGATTGCGTCTTTGTTATCGAAGATTGTCCAGCCGCCTTGCGGGTCACGAATTTCCTCAGTGGAAATACCGCCACGCGTAGCAACAACAGCGCCGATTGGGTCAGCGTCCGCGTTCATGAACATATCCATAACGGCTTGCATATCCGCGAGCGTCGGTTCCCATTCACCGGCACCGTCAAGCGTTACATGCAAAATGCCTTTTTGACGCATTGCAGAACGAACCAACGTTCCACGGAAAAGGTTTTTCTCTAGCAAATACCACGGCAAAACCCGGCGCAAATAAGATGTGCCAGTGCTGGTGGAACCGGAACGGCGCGGAACATAAACCGTAGATTTCGGATCAAGTTCTAGCGCTTCGTTGGAAAGCTGTTTCATCACGTCGGCACCGAGGAATTCACGCAGCGCTTTTACACGCGGAGAATCGGACGCCATTGTGGAACGAATATATTCAGGAAATGCCACGGTAATTAGTGGGTCAGTTCCGTGAAAAGGAAGCTGGTCGATCTTTGTGTTTTCGTAGGCGTGCGGCATGATTCGCGAGAACACTTGCGACGTGCCGTTATACAGCAGCGAGCCAACGAAACCGCCTTTAACGTTGTAGTCAACCGCAACGTCTGGCATCAAAGTTCTGATATCCAAACGATCCAAGTTTTCTTGGAAGTCGTCGGACACTTTCCGGTCGAGAATACCGCCGATGGTAAACTCGGAAAACATCAGTGTAGATTTGATATCGACAATGGAGCCGGAAATGCTGTCGTTGTAGTACATGTCCGAATACAAACGCATGACCAGTTTTTTCTGTTCAAGGTCTTCGGAAAACACGATATCTTTTAGCAGCGGATCAATGTCGATTTCAATCGGCATTTGGGAAAGGGAAGCGTTGCCGCTACCTGCTGCTGTTGCCATATATTCGTTCATGTCTTGGCGAGTACCGTAATGGTTCGCGGCTGCGCCCATTTCAACAGGTGCGCGACCGGGACTCGACGGCGATACTGCGGAATAACTGGTCTTTTTTCTCAGTCTCATAAAATGCTCGCATTGGTGGCGTAGATTACGCTCACGTTGCCGCGTCGATTATCGTGCCAGATAACATCGTCGGTGGTTAATCGTCGTAGGTGATAAAACTGCTCTACGTTATTTGCATCTTGATTACGCCTGCCCAGTTCGGTGTTGGCGTCAATCGGCAAATCAGCGATATAAAAATTGCACTGATTTGTTTCGATAAATCTTTCCCACATTTTACGCCCGGCTGGGGTGTGGGAAATGTCGGTACGCAACGCGCCATAATGCTTGAGGAAAAATCTCTGCATCACAAACCGCGCTGTTCCCGGTTCATCTGATCGAACTTCAACTTGCACAACGCGACTACCGAAAAACGGATGCTCGACAACTTTGAAATAACACGAATAAATAATATCCCTGTCGTTCAATGTGACAATCAGCAGTCGGCAATCCTCAAGGCCCGGAACGCTTGGGTCTTTTGTTTCGTATGCGCGGTAAGTATCGTCACCTTCTTTCATGAGGATGGCATATTTACAGCGATTAATCAGACCTAAATAACGGTCACGATCTACGTCAATTCTTTCAATAAGCGCGTTGGCAAGTATCGGCATTTCCTTTTCCTACTATGGTCTATTGCTTGGGGATCAAAATGTTACCGTCCAAGGTAATTGTAGCCAACCCTTTACCGTCATTAACCTGTGACGTTCCTTTCGTATAAAGCTCGCCAAGAATGCGGCCCAACTCAGGATTTTTAGCCCCCAGCCATTCGAAGCCAACGCCCGACCACGTTTTAGTTGTCGATTTACCCGGATACGCCTCGTGAGTAATAATCACTTTAGCGCGACCATTTACCATCATGTCTGCGGGCATTTTAAAAGTGGACGGTTTAGGCTTTTTTACTGGCGGTGCTTTACCTCCGCTAACACGCGTGATTACGTCACCCGTTGTAACGGTTTCTTTCGGTGGCTTGGCAGCAGGTGCCGCTTTGCCTTTCGGTTGTGCAGTCGGGGAGAGTGGGGTTGTATCGTAAGGAGGTCGGTCGAAGTTATCGCCCAACTTATATTGAGGTTTCACATCGCGAATTCGGTAGATGAAATAGCGGCCACGGCTTTCGGCTGCTTCCATTTCATCGAATTCTTTCTTCGTGACTTTTTCGTAAGCCCACGAGGCGCCATTGTGAAAAGTGATGTAAAGAGTTTTTTCCTTTGGATTGTAGATTGCAGTACGCAGATTACTACTGTCCAAATCAATCTGGAACCAACCTTTAGGGAGGCTTTCAGCGGGTAAATCTTTTCCGCCTACCCCTGCATTTACAGTTTGTCTACGAATCTTTCCTGACCATCCCGCCGACTTATCCTTAATCATTGTGATTTCGGCATCGTTCAAACGGAATTGAATATCAGGACTGTGTTTATGTACGACGAAATACGCACGACCAACTTTTTTCACACCGTAAACGTTGCCGGGGTGCAATTCCAGTTCGTATTCTTCGTTGTGGCGCGGCTGGTCGAAAACCCGCTCTGCCGCACCTTCGTCGTATTGAAACCATTCGTACTTAGTCAGGTCTTGTTTCGTTGGCATTTGCGGATTCCTCAAAAATCTTGTTTTTCAAGATAATTCCGTAGGCGCCCATTACTTTGTTGAATGCCATGATGCGCGAATATTTCCGCCCATCTTCCTCGTTGAAGGTGCGACCGTGTGCGGTACTGCTTTCACCGAATTGCGTAACGCCATTCTCAGGCACCAATGCGCAAAGTGTGGTAGTCGTGCCCGGTACGATCCAGTAATGCTCAGCAACGATTTTCGATTCAACAAATTCAGGGGTAATACGTTCCATAGTGTTCACCATTTTGCCCGAACTGTGTCGGTTATAGGTTGATCGGAAACAACAAAGATTTTGCTGTCTGCGTTTCCAGCGTATGCAAATGCAATCAGCATGGATTTGGTGTGCGGTGTTAATCCGCTTAAACCGTTTGCGTGCTGCACGTATGCGTATTTGTCGCCGCAATCTTCTGCGAGGAATTTACGCCACATGATCGCGCCTTTCTTTCGCTGTCTTTCGTCCGACGCGAGTATGCGGCCCCCGGTACAGAAATGCAGCATGACCTTGCGTGCAAAGCCTCGTTTGCAGTTGTCTAATTGCCAAACGTTTTTCTGCACAAAAACTTTTCGTAAATTTGACTGACGGAATGTTGCGACCACACATATATAATCAATACGTCCATGCGAGTCGCGATGCACCAGCAGGTTGTCTTCGTCGTAACGAATAAGGCCGATTGGATTTCGTTCGCCGTCGAGGGTGAAGAAACTTGTCGGCTCCTGTTCCGCACGTTCCATAATCGCTTTGGAAGGTGTGGGTTTTTCCGGTGCATTTCCGTAAGGGTGTGCGATACTTATTTCCATCAGCGACGGCCCCCGCCCATAATCATCAACGGCGCACCGTTTTGCATTGTCAAACCGCCACCGCCACCAGTACCAACAGCAGCGCCAGCACCACTACCGAGTTTCGAAGCGCCCAACGCATTAGGCCGCGCAATTGTGAGGTTCATAGGTTCTGCCATAAGCATGCCCATATATTCCTCTTCCATTAATCCCCAAAGCAGCAGGGCCATTGCACGCCAGTTATCGTCGGTATATCCGTCGCCTTTACCTACGCCTTTCAACTGATCTTTAATCGTGAACATTTGTTTGAACAAGTGCGCCACGGGTTTGTCTTTGTAGAATGCGCGGTAATCCGAGTCGAGTGCATCAAGCAATTTCGAAACTGTGATTTCCGATTTCGGTAAGCGAATGCTGCCCTGTTCCATACGTGTACGAACGCCGACCATATCCACGTATTTCAAGCTGTGCTGTTTGGCAATAAAAGACGGGATATCCTCGTTTGGATCGCCCATTTCCAATTCCGCATCGCTCAGCAATTTCAGACTGTTCCAGCGGTCGGCCAGAAGAACCTTTACGTTTCGCGCTTTCATGATTGGAACAATCACGTTGTCGTAAACGAGTGAGTGGTTAATCTTGAAACCCGGTAGCGGAATAATCTCACCTACAAGGTCTACACATAAATTAAAATCTTCGTCCAGTGTTCCGCCTGCAATCGAAAAACTGTTGTCGTTTAGACCGGCGTCGATTGCGAGGATCGAAGGCTTACCGCTCTTCTTGATCTTGTCGATTTCACCGAACATATACGACTGACCAGCACGCTTGCTGTTGCGAAATGCAGCGTGCATTTTCAATGCGTTTTTCCGCATTGTGTCTTCGCAATCCATGATGAACTTGTGGTTAGACAGGAACGGGTTCGAAATCAGTGGTGGGTTTGCACCAAAGTTTTTCTCTGCCGATTCCGGGTCTTTCCGATACGCTTCCATGATGAATGTGGAATTGCGTTTAAAGTTCGGGTTTACTTCCCACGTTGCACGATGGATACCGTGCATGGATCGCGATTCCTGCGCACGCGCAATCAGCACGTGAATCATATCGTTTTTTGCAGTCGGAGAACTTACGTTCATGGCGTAGGCCGGGAACACATCATCGTATCCCCGTTCGATCAATGCGTCTGCCGAAGTCCGTACCGTTGCAAGGCTGTTAGCCAATGCGTCGTAAACTTCGTAGGCGTTGATTTTAACTTTGCCCGAATCTTTTTCAGCGTCGAAGTATGCAATTTCGTCGATTGAAAAGAAGCAGCGCGTTCGCCCCCGCATTACCCGTTTGTCTGGCCCCATCGGGTGATATTGCAAACCCCGTACCCGGTAATCGACAAACGTATCAGTGAGTTTGAAAAGACGTTCACCGTAAACGTTTTCGTAATGCCGAAGCATGCCATGATATTGCTTGAACCAATTGGACTCAATGAGAGCGCCGTAGAAGGGCGTCCACAGCGTATCCTTGGCTTGCGTGTACGTCAGCGCCGCAAACGTCCCTTGCAGCATCGTGGTACGCGACAGGCCGTAAAACTGTGCAGGTTTTTGCAGCTTTAAAAGTCGGTGTAAGTGATAGGGAGCCAGATAGGAACCAACGGTGTGTGACTTGCCGCTGTTGTGGCTCAAGATACCGCCCGTGATGAATTGGTGGGTCACGGGTAGCGTGAAATCGTAGGTCGCCATTTCACCAAGATTTTCGACGACTGCGATGGAGTCCGAGAATGTTCCTTTGCTCCAAATATCGGATTGCAAATTGTTGAACACTTCGTCTGTGAGTTGAATGCACGGCCCGATGATTTGGTGGGGATATCCGGCATTCAGTAAGAGGGCGCTAATATCACGCAATGCAGCCATTCCCACAAATACCCGGCGCGGTTCTGAGAACACGCCTTGCAGGAAAGCTACAACGTCCTGTTCACGAGCAACGCGAAGTTGCAGCGGCAAGACACTATCGTAAAACGCACGGCCCGCTTCACGCGCTTTGCCGTACTTGCCTGCGCCGAAAACACGCTGGCCATAATAAATCAAAAGTTCGTCGTTGATTTCTACGTCAGAAAGCTTTTTGAATTGCCCGCTGATTTCGATAGGGTGTTCGACAGTGCCAGTAACAGAAAAACCCATTGCCGTAATTACACGGACAACGGGTTCGGGCTTCGCATAGAAAAACTGCGAGGTATTTTCCATTACATCGCCGTTGTGAACTCCGAGCGTGAAGTCAGAAAAACCTTCAGGCGCATTCGGGTTTACTTCGTCAATGTGCAGCAGTCCGTGTTGGGTTAAAACCGGTGTGCTACCAATGACGCAACGCTGGCCCGCGTTAATTGCCAGTTCGTTGTAGTACGGCGCAATCTTTTTGCGGATCGCTTCAGAACGCCCCATCCCGCAATTCGGGCAAACGCCGTGGTGCAGGATGGAAACTTTACGCTCTAACTTTCCGTAGGTGTCGTCAACTTTGTGGCCGTGAAAAAACCACTCAAGATCGGAGCAACCTTTTTTGTAACAGATATCGTTGAACGCCGTCAGTCCCCAAATCAATTGCTCAAGGAATGGGCGTTCATCACCGATAGTTCCGAATCGGTCATCCGTTACCCATGTATAGAAATTCGGTGCGAGCGGCAAATCACCGTCGTCGATTTTCATATCCTTGGGCACGATAACTTTCGAATCCATCAAATCACGAATTGTTTTTGCAATGTTGATTTCGCTGTCAACATCCATACTCGTGATTAAGTTGGCCGCGCTCTTACCCATGTTTTCGATATCGTCATGGACTACAGCGCGACCGTTTTGTTTCAGGCTGGTCAAATAATCAAATGGATTATCCTTTGTGACGATCAGCCGTTTGTCTTTGGATTTCTTTATAATCATCGTCGAGTACCTGTGACGCCCCACTGTGAAGTTGCGGGCGAAGGTTGCAGCGGAGTGCCGCCTTTTTCTGGTCGAATTCTTGCATGATTTGCTTCCCGTAATACTTCGATTTGTCTTCTTGCAACAACGCCCATGTCATGTTTCTGCATGGCATCCATTGTTTTTTCTGCAATAAGCTCAGTCATTTTCATGAGGTAGGCATCTTGTAGTGCCGGACTCAAATTTGTGTTTTTCACAATTGTTGCAATCGCATCCAACCGTGAGACTGGAACGAATGCGCTAAGCAGCGCACCGTCCATTTCCAAGTCAATGTCGAGGCCGTCCCGAAGGGCAGCCTCCACGTATTCCGCTGCATCGTCTAACGCACTAAGCGTAGCCGCACTGGAATAGAACAACTTTTTAAACGCCGGGATTTTTCCAGACAACGTATCGTTAAATTCCGCCAGTTCGGAATCAGGTACTTCTACCTCATTCATCCCCAGCGGCATTTCAACTTCGTCGTAGTAATTAATTCCTTCGTGACGCGGTGATTCTGTTCGCATCTCAGGAATCGACATGGTGACGCTATCCGCATAGCGCCATCCCGGTATCGTTGGATCAGCAAAGAAAACACCGTCGGGCACCGCTTGATGATCGACGTAGAAAATATCCTGCGTGGGGATAACGTCGCCGCTATCCACACGAGTATTTCCTGCAATTAATTCAATCTGCTCGTTCCGCGTTAACGGTATTTCAGGAGAGGGCGGGTGGCCCATCATCAGAACGGAGAAGTTTGGTTTTGCCTGTTTTCTTTTTCTTTTTAAGGGAAGGTTTAAGGTCTGTGATGATTTCGTCTCGACCGATTCCCTTGGTTTTCTTTTTCTTGAGCTTTTTAGGCCCGCTTTCATTTTCTGTTTCGTCGTCGAACTCAAGGTTGCCTCCACCGCCACCATCCATTGATTTCTCGCCGGGGTTACGCGCTGTCATAGTTGCGAAATCTTCTTCAAGTTCGAAGGCCATCAATTCGCCGTCACGGTCTTTAGAAACAACCACGGGAATTACTTTCAGTTCACGCTGTTCTGCTTTGGAATAGTTCCACTGCCAGAGTACGTCGGCGTGTTCTTTCATACCTTTCGAATATCGCAGTTTTTCGCTTTCGTCATCCAACTGTGCAAGCAGGATTACCAGCGCGCCGGTTTCTTGTGTGTAGTTCTTCGCCATACGTGCAGCGTCCATCAACGAACGCCACTGGTCTGCGCCTGCTTCTTCAGTCAACAAACCAACGTAGTCGATTACGATAACCTTGTAACCAAACGGCTTGGCAAGTTGCAAAGCTTCAGCCATCGACAGACCGCCTTTCGGGCTGTGCGTCGTGTAGTTAATGCCGTGCTTTTTACCGTGCGCCCGAAGCTTTTCATTTGCCTTCAGGATTTTCCGTTTGTCTTCCATCGTCAACTTGGCGTGCTTAAATCGCTTGAGCGGAATTCCGGTCATGTGCGACATGAGACGTTGCGTTTCTTGAATTTCCTGCATTTCCAAAGTGATTCGGAAAGTGCTCATGTTGTTTTCAAGATACATGTGACGACAGATGTTCATCGCGATAGTGGATTTACCACCGGATGTTGTACCGGCCAGAATTACCACACCACTGTCGGGGAAACCGCCGTTAGTTTTGTCGTATTCCGTGTAGCCGGTTTTGATACGTGGTAGCGTTTCGTTTCGACAAATTGCGTCGATGATTTCCTGACTGTTGCTGTCCGCACCGAAGTGCAGGAAAAACGCATCTTGTTGCTTCGCAGCGTTAGCCCTTGTGATCTGTTGCGTAATGTCCAACAGCAATGCTTCTGCTTCGACTGCCGGTTGCTCCAGCGTCTCCACAATTTTCAATGCAACATCACGCATGATCCGAATCTTTCGAAACTCTTCAAGAGTCTCTAAAGTTTCACGCATCTGCGATTTTTTCGCACACGGTTTTTCCCGTGTTTCTGCGAGTAGATCGCGAATGTCTTCGTCAAGGCTGGGGTCTTCTAGCAAACTCTTCCAGCTAATAATCTTGAACCGCTTTTTAGCCAGCTTTGAAATCCGCTCGAAAGCTTTTCGCATCACTGGCGTATGAAAGAGGTCTTTATTAAGTTTGCCGAGCCACAGAGTCCGCTGGTCTTCTGGAATCTTTTTGGTCGTTACTGTTAGCAACGCCCTTAGTTCCGCAGTTTGACTGTGAATCTGCATTTACTTACCTGCTAACGGGCGTCCGGTTGATTTTTCTGAATCTCTTTTAAATACTTTCTCCACGCCTGCGTTTTGCGGCGTTTCAGATTGATATGGCATGGCACGCTTTCGCCGTTCACTGGCGCCGGATGAATCCCGACGATATCCAGCAATTGCAGAGACGCGAGCGCGCAATCAAATTCAACCCGAGTGACGTTGTAACAGGTGTGCTTTAAGTCAGAAAATAGACGCACGTCAGTTTGGTTCTGCTGCACTTTTATCAGGTTGTAAAGTTCAACCATGACGTGCCGCTTATAGGACTCGGTAGCCTCAACTTTCCACAGCGAAAAAGCTTTCGACTCTCGGTCGATCAGTGCCGGTTCACGGGCTTTGACTTCCATCAAGCGTACTCCTTGTGCGCGATCAATGTGCTACCCACGTTTTGAACAAAGCGCATAAACGCTTCGCGAATAACGCCGAGGTAGGAAGCCAGAGCATTAAGGAAAGTCAGGTGCGAAACACGGCGTTGGAAATCCGCGTGATCGTCACCAACTTTGATGCTGCCTTTCTTCACGAGATAATCAGTAAATTTATCGTCATTCGAACCGGCCATGATTTCCAGCGCGGTACGTTTGCGGCCCGTGAATTTATTCAGGATGCGCTCATACATGATTGTAGATTCAATGCTGCCGTGTTCGGAATGCACTGCACCTTCGCCCATGAGGCGGTCGAATTCGCTGTCGGAATCATCCACTTTCAGCGTTTGATTTTCAGACTGACAAATCAATTCGTATTTGTTGCCACCGAAACCATCGGCGCCAGCGTTGACCATGCGGCGGCGCTTTGTGGCCGTGTGCTTGTCGCACAGGTTATTGGTTTCGTTCGTTGCAGCGCTACGCAAGTAATTCAGAATGTACGCTTCTGGTTTCTTGGTCGGGATCAGCGAGTGATATGCACGCAGAGCCTTGCAAGTTAGGTCGCCGTTGAAATCCGTCAGCGCCCCGTTTTCGCCTTTCACAACAAACCGCAACTTTGTGTAGACTTTCATTTTGATATGCTTCACGACTTTCGCGACGTAACTTTCAAACTTGTGCTTATCGACTTTCATCGCTTTGAAGGTCACGTCGTAAACCGTCAGGCCACGCGCTACGGCGTATTGCTTGACGCGATTTTTAACAGTGCGACGGGCGAACACTTCACGCATGGCGATAATGTCAGCGGCGCCGAGATACGCTTGCAGCTTTACATAAGTGTCCGCATTGTTCGGCATGAACGACAGGAACAGGGCTGCGTATTTCACGTTCAACGTAAGGTAACTTTTTTCCAACAATTTCAATCGCAAGTCTTTGCCGCTCATGCCCGTAGGCTTGAGGTCAATCGACTTAACGTTGGCCTGAAATTGAAAGGCAGTATTTACACCGGCCAGACACAGAATACATTCCTCAATTAAGCGTGCCCCGTCTTGGGTGTGAGGATCAATTCCGATTTGCGAAATGTATTTCACCAACATTATTTTGCACCCCCGCCACGTACACGCACAATCACATCGCCTTTTTTCACTTTCTCTTTATCGCCCTTGTCGCGTTTAACATCACGCTCAACAAAGTTCGACGGCTTGTCTACGCTGTAGCCTTCAGCGGCTTCCGCAACCAATTCAATCAGGTTCGGCAGACCGGCTTTGCGGGCCTTGCGAATGCTGTTACCAGCGAATACATCGTCAATGGTAGAAACGGCGCCGGTCGGCGTGCAATCAACCAGATTCAAATCGTACTCTTCTTCACAGCGGAAACGACGGGTGATTAGTGTTTCGGTGTCAGGGTCAACCAGAGCGCCTTTACGCAGCATTGCCGCGTGCATAACTGCAAACTCTTCCTCGGTGTGAATCACTGGACGGCAGTTCTCACCGTAGGTCAGCACGCAGCGACCATCGGCAGAAATCAGCTTGTAGTGTTTCGGATTTGCGTACAGGACAAACGCCTGCATAAAGTTCGAAATGTAATTGCGATTACCGGCCCCACGGTAACGCACAAAAACTTTCTGCATCACTGTCATTTTCTGTTTGCGTGTGCGGGCTTCGTTGAAGAACAAAATACCCATTGCCCTTAAAGCGTTATCAGGCATGTCACGCACGAGGTCGGCCAGCGCTTCCAGCTTAGCGGCCCCGAGATTACCAACTTCTTTTACATTTGGAATGAACTGCTGGCAAGGTTTTGAAGCCTTTGTTTTATCCAGCTTTGCACAAACTTTCTTATTACCCTCAATAAGAATTTCACATTCGAATCCACTGCAATCACCACAGCTTGGCGACACCTCTTTGAGTGCCATTTTTACCTTGCTGTTGATTCCCTTTTGAATGCTCATCTTCCAAATAGCCCCTAGTTCTCAAAGTTTCACTGATCGCAAGTAGCATCGCTTTTTCGAGCGAGCTTACATTCCTGTCCGCTTTAAACAGTTGCAGTGCTGTGTGCAATGCAGGGGGCGCTTTGAATTGCATGACGTATTGTTTCCCAACAACGGCTTCGTCAGACAAAATCGCCTCGACCAATATCTGTAGATACGGGCCTGCATTGTGTTCCATAGTCGGAGTTGACCAAAACTTCTTGTTCGATTTCCGACCTGTCTTTTTTCTTGCTACGATGGCAAGTGAATGCGCATGTAGCAAATTGTGACATTGTGCGCAGAGGGGGATTTGCAGGCTATTCTTTCCGCCAAGCGATTGTGGAATTGTGTGGTGCCAGTGCAACAAAGCAAACCACTTCTCACAAATCGTACAATCCCCTTCCTTGTAAAACTCTGTCACTTAGTACGAGCCGGAGTCGGACGCGTGCTTAAACGCGGCGCTTCGATGTTGTGGCGCGGGATATCCCACGTGACTTGAGTATTATTCAGCGTCTCGGCCAGCATTCTGCGGCTGTGTTCCGTGATTAGCCAAACAAGGGCAATACCCGGATTATTCGGATTACGAACAATCGTGTCAGATGCCATAACCAACTTCGTACCCGAACGTTTTGCAGCCACATTGATTTCACCAATGATATCAGTGATGGCGTCATTCAGTTCGTCTGAGTTCTTTACAGATTTCATACGCTGCTTGTCTTTGGTCAAACGCAGCGAATCTTTAATGCCAATCTTTGAAAGCTCGACACAAAGAAGCACTTGGTTTTCCAAAACGAGGAAGTGATCGCCAATGCGTGTAACTTGCAAATCGGCGTTTTCCAGTTTGCGCGGATTCTTGTATACGGCAATGTCTTTAAACACTGGCACAACAGGAAAACGAACAGCAGTGAACGCGTGTTGAATCGAACGGGGCAGGCGACGATTCAAATCTTTGTAAGACTCGGAAAGTGCAGCGTATTCGTCATCGTGTTTTTTCACGAGTTCGCGTTTCAGGCCGGAAGCTTTAGCCTTGTGTTGCGGATCAAGCGCTTCGCGAATTTCCAGATAGGTCGTGCGGTTCCACACGCAGTCTGGATCGCGTTTAGGTTTGGTTTGTCCTGCTTCAAGCGGGAGGTACGGTCGAATCGACCGCAATTGAGATACAGTGAAATTCAAGCTCAGGAAGCGCATCACGTCGAGGTCGATTTTAGTCGGCTCAATTTGAATGCCCATGATCTTTGTCGAACCCGGATCAAATGCTTCGATCAAACGTTCGATTTCTTCCTGCTTGTCTTCGTCCGCTTCGAACGTGGTGCGCACTGCTTCTTTGTTAGCGGCAGAAACACCGCCGTTAATTGCTTGGCGCAAACCAGCGTGCATAACACCCAATTGTTCCTTGGAGATTACGCGGATTTCAGTCAAGTTCTTGAACTGTTTATTGCGCAGACCTTCCGCCGTTTCTTTCGCCCACTTGTTAATGCGCGAAACCCACGACTTTGTGCCCGAGGGAAGGGAACCGCCATTCATAAGGATGATGGCTTTGTTGGAAACTTCTGTAAGCTTTGCTGCAATTGCTGTTGGCGTGCGCAGTTGGTTTTCTGCCATGCCTTCTTCATACGCACTGAGGGCGTCAAGGATTTCGTCAAACACTGGTTGTTTCCTCATTTAAACGTAGGATAGGCCAAAAATCGGCCCGGTAATATGAAATTACCATTCGCGCTTTCGGTTCTTTCGCATGACTAACATGTATTCGTACATCGCCGGATGGTTTGGAATCCGAACGCTTACATGATAACCCGATTTCCGATAGCACAATACTGCACCTATATTCTTTTCCATCGCGTGTAGCATGATGGGAAAGTTACATTCCTTGCGTTCAATGAGTAAGTCGATTTGCTCCAACATTTTTGTAGCCACACCGAGGCGCTGATATTTTTCAAGCGTCACAACGTTGTGGATATAAACGCCGTCATTCGAACCGGTAGCCAAAATATAGCCAACCGTTTCATCCCCCACAGAAGCCACAACCGTAATGCTCCCCGCACGCGGAATATGGTCTGCAATGTAACCAATTGAATCTGCGCATCCATTGGAAATAATCGACAGGCAAGTGAAGTCAGCCCGTTGATAAATCCGATAATTGATATCCATATACCAATCCCTATTATTTGAAGCGTCAGTAATACGTTCTATTGGTTTGATTAGGAAAGCTTTTCTAACTTCCTCTAACCTGTGAGTGTGTAGCACTGAGGCAACGTCGCCCAGCCGGCACATTCTACCTAGAATCAATGACTTACGCAAGCTTACGGCTTAGAGGACGTTTCACCCCTACAGGCCACGCGGGCCGGGGGTCTGGCAGGGCGCGGAGGCTCTAGCACAGGTGTCTCCAGCCTGTCAAGCCGGGGCCGACGGGAGTACACGCCGCTTGTCACGCTTCATTCGTTCAATGCCCACTTTCAATTGAGCCGTTCGATATTCAGCGTCATTGAATTTCATCACTTCACTTTCGGGCAAATACTTTTGCTTCTTATATTCGTACCCGATTGCTTTGTAGAATTCGAACATGCCTGTAATGTTTTGGCATGGCAGGAAATAATTATTCAACTGGCAAACATTCGGGTCAGGATTCGGCACTGGTTTTTCGCGACCAATGATATCGCAAGTGGTTGCCCAACCTTCAATCAGCATTTCGTAATCCTGCTGATCTTTCAATTGATACCAAACCACATCATCACGCGGCGCACAAATTCGCGCACCCGCTGGCCCTTTCAATTTCAGGTGCGGCCATGCGCGGTAAATTTCTCTTTCGCGATAAGCCTGATAGCTGGTGACACTGCGATAAAATCCATCATCGGAGAATTCAGGCAAGGTCAAACGGAACGCACGCAAATCAACGTGTCCGCATTTCTCAATTGCGTAGTAAGTGGCTGGCATAACATTTCCTCAGTAGCATGAGATAAACATTTTGGTTTCGGTGCCGCACTGGTAAGTTCTTTCGTTCTTCGGTTTATGGAGCTTGCCGCACATAGAGCTTTCGGCCTGCGCTTTTTCGTGGGTCAGCACACAATTAGGATGCGCCCGTAAGTAAACGCTTTCGTCGTCGAAGTATCGCATCAGATAAATAATCGCGAAGCATACGATGATGGCGATAACGCAGCCGGATATAGACGTTTGAGTTTTTGCCATTTGCCATATCCCATAAATGGAAATAGGGCACCACGAGGGCACCCTATCCAATGTAACTTATTCCGCGTCTTCCTCACCGTTATCGGTGGCGGCAGCTTTAGCGGCTTTTTTGGTGTGCGAGTTTTTAATCTGGTCGAGGTACAAATCGTAGCCTTTACCCGATTCAATTTGCTTGCGGCACCATTCGTAAATCCGAACTGGTTTATCGAGGCCCAATTTCTTGCAGCCTTTCAACATCAGTTCTTTGTTACCGTCTACCATCGCTTTAAATTCCATCCACGACAGCACTTTACCTTTGAACGGTGTGCCATCTGCGAATTTCATTTTGTTACGCTGGCCGGAAACTTGCCCGGTTTCTTTCAGGTATGTGTAGCAATCCCACACCCGGTCAAAACCCAAACCTTCGCCGTTTTCGTTAGACACGTACAGACGCATTGTCATGTTCGCTTTTTGTGGGCCACCGAGTTTATTTTTGAAGGCGTGACATTTGATGTAACGGTAGGTGTCGATACCTTCGCCGGAAAGCGACGGCTCTTCTTCCATCATGCCTTTGCCGTGCGGAATAGAAACCGGAGTCATACGGAAACGCGCATCTGCGAAGAATCGCAAAGCAGTACCGCACGGCTCTTTTTTATCTGGCCCGTACATTGCCATTGGAACTTCACGCAGTTGGTTAATACCGAGTACCAACACGCGTTTTTCTTTCATGCGGCCTTTTACGCGTTTGATGCCATCGGCAAACATACGCGCTTGCGAAGCCAGACCGTCTTTACCTTCCTCGTTATCGTCAGCGCGACGGGAAAGCATAGCCGGGTAAGAGTCAACAAGGAACACAGCTTGCGGCAGACCATGCGGCGCCGGAACTTTGAATTTGTTGTACTTCTTGAAATACTTCGCGTCGTACATGCCCTTGCAGAGCTTCTGATTCGACTTCGTGTTTTCGTAGATGTAATAGTATTCACCATCAATCTGCAAAACAGACGGCAAAGTCTTGAGAACTTTTGCCAGACCATCGAAGAAATCTTCACCTACTGCCGGAGCGTAATAACGGATGCGCGGACGGACAATGTAATTGCCCTCTTTGTCCTGAATGCCGAAAACTTCTTCAGCCTGCGCAGATTTTCCGTTGCCGTTGTACTTCCACATTTGGTTCGCGTACTCAGCCGAGAACGAACCTTCATAGTCGAAGAAAAATGCTTTACCACGGAAATCCTGCTTACGGATAATGGAACCCATCACCGTTGTAGCAAGTGTGGTTTTACACGATTGTTCTTCGCCGTAGAATGTGTACCAACCACCAGCAACCAAACCGCCAGCCATCATCAGGTTTACGCAGAGCATACCTGTATCGAGGCGGTCTTCTTTTTCGTTTACAGACATAGAGGTCAGTCCGACCTTTTTCTCCATGTCGTCAATTTCTGCTTCGAGATTCGCATATGGATCGAATATCGGGCCGGACGCTTTTACAGCAGCTAACTTCTTTTTCTCCGCAGCCGCAGCCTTGGGGGAAAGATCGAGCTTTTTCGATTTAACAACGGTTTTTGCCATGTAGTCTCCGAGGGTAAGTGGGGCTACCGAAGTAACCCCGAAGAAATCACAGGTTATTCATCATCCCATGCGTTCTTCTTTTTACCCTTTTTTGCGGTCTTCTTTTTAGCACCGCCCTTTTTCTCTTCGACCTTGGCCTTTTTCTTCTTCGGCTTTTCGTCGTCATCTTTCGAAGATTTCTTTTTCTTCTTCGGCTTTTCGTCTTCGTCGTCATCGTCGGACTTGGACTTTTTCTTCAGCTTCTTTTTCGGCTTTTCGTCTTCGTCATCGTCATCCGACTTGGACTTTTTCTTCAGCTTCTTTTTCGGCTTTTCATCTTCGTCGTCATCATCGTCCGAAGATTTCTTTTTCTTTTTCTTTGGCTTTTCGTCTTCGTCGTCATCGTCGTCGAAAGGCTTTTTCTTTTTCTTCTTCGGCTTTTCGTCTTCGTCGTCATCGTCGTCGAGCGAACGGGATTTACCCTTGCCTTTTTTCTTCGGCTTGTCGTCGTCATCGTCGTCATCGTCCAGCGTATTACCGCCGACCAGTTCCATACGCTTAACGTCTTCCAGCGCTTGCTTTTCAGTCATGCGACCGGTTGCGTCCAGAAGTTCTTCCGAAAGATTCCAAGTCAAATAACCTTGTTCTTCTTTCGTCAGTGCAGCGGCGCCATCGGCCTTGTCGATGCTGTACTTATCAGTACCCGGTGCATCTTTCTTGAACTTCACTTTTACGTCGAAACCGTAACGGGCATCGGACGCGTCGAACTGCGCTTTTTTGCCGGTCTTTTTGTCTTTGACGAGGTTGTCTTCCGACAGTTCCTGCAAACGCAGAATCGAAGTCATGGTGAAACGTGCAACACGAACCGGAGTCCACGTTTCGGAAGTGATATCTTTGTGACCAGATTTCGCTTCAGCTTTTGTAGGCTTCGACGATTTACGCGGTGGGCCTTCTTCCTGCATGTCGCGGTCAATGACGTTGAACAGCCAGAAGTCGGAAACGCGTACCGGGCCGTCTTTGTCAGTTACCAGTTCCGAGTACGGGCAACGCACGCCTTTTTTCGGAGTATCTGGATTCGACGGATCGAAGTTTACGACATAACGCGGAATCGAAATTTCTTTCTTTTCTTTACCGGCGTAGAGTTTGATCCACGCTTGACGCACTTGCAGCGGGGCGAGAGGCAGGACGCGAATCGTAACCCACTTTTTATCAACCCATTTGATAATGTCGATCACTTCGTCCAGACGGACGGAATCGTTACGGCTGTTGGTCTTGATCGAACCAAAGCCCTTGAAAGAAGCACTCATGAATTTTCCTCGTTAATTCGTTTTTTCAATACGCGAAAGGTTGCACCATTCGGTATATCGTTTACAGTTTTTGCGATCAGTGTTTCGTCGGAGTCAACGAGCAAAACCAAGCAGGGAAACCAACTCATTATTCCGCTTCTCGCACAGGTGCATCATCAGGATTTGCAATCGCACGGGCCAGTGGCTCGGCGCGATCTTCGTCCGCGTCTTCAGGTTGGGTAATTCCGTGCGCTGCATAGAAATCCAAAACCGCTTGCTTCGTATCGAACAGATAATTTTCTGTGACCAAAGCAGGACGACTCCAGTGTGGAAAATCTGGATCGTTTTCAAGCAGTTCCATGCGCGGAATGTAATGCGTTTCCGGCGTGTACGGGAATTCAATGTAGCAGCGACCACCATTGCCACCGGTATAACTGCAACCGTTAGGATCGACAGTCACATAACCATCGAGGTAATAGGCGCGGCCATCGGCGGCATCTTTGAAGACTGCACCGTTGCGTTTGTTCTGGTACATGTCGCCCATTTCTTTACCGTGATAAAACCATTCGGCATCATCACCAATCAAAGGCGCCACGTTTTGTTGCAAAGCCAGACGACGAACAAGATTCAGAAAATAACCGATGCTTCCGCCAGATTGGCCGGTCGTGTTGATTGCTTCCAGAACCTTGAGAACATCCGCAGTCATGTGCTGTTGCATTTCCAGACAGCCAGCCGGGTCTTCGGTATCCGCAGCGGCTTGCGCTTCCAGAATTGCGAGTTCCCGGCGAGCGTGCGAAATCAAATTGCTTTCTTTGCTTTCACTCATTGCCAATCTCCATATGTGTTTGACCGGTTTATTTTACCAGTTCGATTCTTCTGCTTTAGCAATGACTTTTGCAAGCGCGTCACTGTAGGCTTTATCTTCGATTTGCTTTGCAAGCTCTTTCACGCTCGGGTGCAGGATAATATTTCCATCCGCATCGCGAGGCTGTTTGAAATCTACCACGGCAACATTTGATTGCGTCATGAATTTCTCACTTTTAATTAGGCGGTTCATCTGGTCGTGTACTCGCTAAACAAAACCGCGTGAGGATGCGCGGGGGATGCGTTGCAAGCAGTACACCGTTTAGCCTTGAGGGCGAGGCCGCATTACCAGACAAACCTAACAGTTAGAAGCGTGGGTAAAGGCCCATCGTTTCTATGTAGGTTCTTTACAGTTTTTAAAGCAGCCCTTCTTCCGCCATTTGATTACGCATTACCAGCTTTTCGTAAGGAGAGAAATACTCACCAATTTCCAAACTCAAGCGGGCGATCCCCAGCGGGTCTACTTTCTTCGCGAGACGTTGCACAAGCGTGACGCCCTGTTGCTTTTCAATGTCGTAATCGAGTTCTGGATTCTGGCTAACAATGCTGTGCATCGCCATGCTGCCGTCTTCGTCGTCATCGCCAAATAAAGCATCAAGACTTACGCCGTAATTCACCTCGGTGCTTTTCCCTTCGAAAAGTTTCTTCCGTTGGGTTTGTGGAATCGTGTATGCAATTCCGTATTCGTGTTCTTTCGTCGTCGTGGTCGCGTTCTTCGCCCATGTCTGGATGTAAGAAGTGAGCGCACCTTTTCGACTGTCGTATTTATCCAGCGCCGTGATGATGGATTTTAGAATCGACTGCACCAAATCTTTGTAACTGGAATTGCTGTGCGTGTTGGTGACGTGCGCCTTCGCCAGCTTGTTACTGTTTTTGATGTAGTGGCCGATCACGGTGTTACGGTACGAATAAAAACGTCCGAGATATGCGTTCGCAAGTTTCAGAGTTTTGTATAGGTCTGCGCGACTGCAATGCCCGACTTGCGTGGCGATGCGATCAAGCTCAACTTGTGCCGGACGCGACGGATCAGTGAGAAACTTTTTATATTTCTCAATGTAGTCCATGTTATCCGACAGGAATTCGTTGATGAACCGATGGATAAAGTACCGCTCTAGTCGCGCTTCACGGATGAATTCGAATTTCTGCCGACGATCAGAAACGGAGAGATAAGCCGCGAGTTTTTCCACGACCACTCCCCGGTCAAGGGAACTGAGTTTGCGCTTCCGGTTGGTTGCGATCAGCACGAGCAAATATTCAATCTGCGCATCGAAAATATTCGTGAAAAGAATCAGCGGTTCTAGAGCCTTGTACAGAAACATATCCATAATCTGCTGAATCTGTTCCCCGGTCATGTTTTTATCAGCAGACATTCTTCCCTCCATCAAATTCGATTAATTAACGATTTCCCAATCCCCGGCCATCTGGTCGCCCATAGATGCCAGCCAGCCCGGTTGGTGTTTGCCTTGCGCGTTACGAATTACAAAGACAGGTTCGAATTCGATTTCACCATGACGCAAACCTTCGACCAAATAAACGTACTGGCCTGCACCGTTCCAGCCAGCGCGAGCAAGACGTTGTTTACCTTTGAGTTTTTCCAGCGCTTGGCTGTAGGTCATCGGAGCCGGACGTAACGCAGCAGTCAGAACGCAAACGTGTTCGAAATCTACGCCCATCAAAACGATACTGCGAACATACGCACGCTCGCCACGGCGGTCGTCTTCGAAAGCGGATACAGCCAACGCGAGTGCGGCGTCGGCGCTGCTTTTTGCTTTGCCGATATATTCTTTTTCGAACAGTTGCACACCTTCGTGCATCGGGATTCGACCTTGCTGCACGATGGTTACTTTGCCGTCGATTCGTTGCTGGATTTCTTCGTCAGTCAGAACGCGAGTTGTCATTTTGTTTTCCCGATAAAAATATAACGGCCACAGGTGCAGTGGTATGATTGTTCGTAGCAGCGGACACAGAGCATGATTAATCCTCAGTCGTAAATTTGAACCGGTATCACGAACACGTTTAAGTCGCGCACCTTCAGTTCTTCAATCTTCTGCATTTTCTGTTCGGTGGTTAAGCGATTCCAATCTCGAACTTCTGCAATTGTTCTTTTGCACCCCTTGCAGATATCGTCGCCAACATTGTGCGAACATTTACCGATGCAAGGAGTGGTTTTTGGACGTGTTACGCTCAACGTTTATTTAGCCGCGTTGAACACAGCAGCCGCTACGCCCGGTTGGAAACAATCGGTGTGATTTTCACGCAGAAACTTTTGGAAAGCACCGATGTTTGCGTACTCACCAGCGGCCAGAATATCCGCCAATTCGGTTTCAGTCAGCAGCTTAGGCAGGTATTGCATAAGCATTACCGTCTGCTTGTAGAGGTCGTCGATTTTTGGCTGGTGCTGGCCTTCGGTATTGGCTTTCATCAGCAGGGCGATGGTTTCGTTATTCGCGTTTGTGATTTCGCGAACGCAGGCGATCATTGCGCTGTCACCAACTCGTGGTTTTTTCAGCGTGGCGCCGGTTTGGTAATTGCCGAGAATCTGCGTCAGAATCTGGTAAGTGTTTGTGTCTTTGTCCTGACGTGCGATTGCGCGGTCAGCCGTGATGCGATCAATAACGGACATTTCTTAATCCTTTTTGTACATTGCAAGTGTGATGGTAGCAAACCAGTCGCCTTCGATACGGTCGCGAAACACAACAGCGCAGCGAACCGAAGCGGAATTACTTTCACCCTTTACAGATTGCACTTTCTCCAGTGCTTCTGCGAACGCTTGTTCCGGGGTTGGGTGCAGACCGGAGATATACGATTCTTCCGGCACGAAATTGTTATCGACGATTGCGATTGCACCGGGCGCAAGGAACCAGACTTTCAGGTCGAGAGATTCCAACACAGCGCGTACTGTGTCTTGCGGAATCATGCCGTTCATTTTTTCCAGTTGTTTTACGTCGATGCTAAACATTTTCATCCTCCAGTTCGATGATTGGATAGACCGAAATATCAATGTGGCGATACCAGCCGTTCATTTGAATGGTCGCTGCAATTCGCCCGTGTGGTTTCTGCTCTTCGTCAACAATCCGTGCGTCCAATCCACGCGCAAGATGTGAAAGCAAAACATCACAATTTACCGCGTCGTTTGTCCACGGTGCGGCGATCACGTCCAAGTCACGTTCTTTCGAGCCATGCTCACCGATTGCATAACCGACTTCGTGCGCCAGCTTGCGGATTAAATCTACTGGCGGCAATTTCGGCCAATCCCATTCAGGATGCGGCTCGTGTGTAGGTTCGTTGCAGCGTGCGCACATATCAGTCATGCGCGGCGAATTACATTTCCTGCAATGGCGATAATTCAATTTCGTTCTCCAGTGGCAGATAAACTTCGATGGCGTAAACGCGCTGTTGCATGTCTACGAATTCACCGTAAGAGCCGGAGCCTTCGGGTGGATTATTCAACCAACGAATTCGATCACTGTATACGCCGATATGCTGGCGAATGATTGCGTAAAATTGTTCGTCAGTCAGCGACGACATGCGTGCGTCACCGGCTTCCATTTTCGCAGCCATCAAAACCTGATTCAGTGCGTTGAATTTGTTGCGGTCGTATTTAAACGCGGCGTCACGAGCGCGGATAATGCGTTGGAACAATCGGCTGGTCATATGCGGCCTTCCAGAACGAATGGTGGAACAAATACACGATGCACGCCGAAACCTTGCGTGGTGAATTCCGATTTCGGCCACTTGGCAGTCGCGCCACCTAACGGCAGGTACGAGGTGTGGTAATGCGTTTCGTCTTCTTCAACAATTTGATAAAGTTCAAGATCGTTTCGCGAAGTTGTGTAGTAGTCACCGGCGATTGGCGCCCACTGGAAATTCTGATAGAAACGCAACGCCAGTGCAGCCAGCTTTTGTTTCTCAGTCAACACTGTGTACGTCATGATTTAAATTCCGTGAGTGATTTCCAGTTTGTGGAACAGCGCAGCGCTGCCTTCGGTTGCGAGGGTTTCCGTGGTCGGGTCTTCCTGATTGTAAACACCGGCCTTGAAATAAATCCCTTGATCCGCCCAACTTGCATCGAATTGCAAAGTGAGATTACCCGTTTGTTTTTGCCCGTTCGCATCGGTGAAACTCGACGAAAACAAAACCGCGCCGAAGGCCGTGACGTGAATGTTGAAAGTGAATCGCGTACCGACCGGGATGTTAGTCATCAACACGAAATCGACAGGATTAACCTGATCGAAAACTTCACGGAAACCAACAGTCAATTGACCTACGCCGTCAGCCGCTTTATCGAACGAAAGTTTTACAGGTGGTCGCGTGTTTCCGTTTACGTGGATTTGACCGACAACAGTTTCACCTTTTTTCGGAACTTGCAGCACGGTCATTGCTACGCGCAGCCAGTGGTGCGGCTGGTCTGGATACTGCCAATTGTAAACCGTACCATTCGCCAAACATTCGCGCAATTCAGTGCGTGTGCGGCTGGTCGATTTCGACGATACGCCTTTCGTTGGTGCCCACAGTTTCAGGTCGCCATTTGCCAGCACAGAAAAGAATTCGTTTTGCGGGAATGTACCGGGTGCATAAATCATGTTTACGCTGGTGCCCGGTTTCGGTTCCGGCGTAGTCAGATTCAGCAGGTCAAGATTAATCACAGATTTTCCTCAATTCTTTTTGATGCGGAATCAAGCGTGACGTGGCACGCAGTCCAAATGGGCGGCAGTTTTAATTCTACGCCAGCAACTAAGAACGGGTCGAGGTCTGGTCGGGTCACGATATCAAGGCCCAGCAACATTCCCAAATAACCACGTTCTTTATCTTGCGCCGACGCATGCAAATCAAAGTAATCCGTGAACGGCGTAGAACCGTTTCTGTCGAAATACCATTTGCCCAGCGTGTGATAGAAATGCTCTGCGATCTTTGGGCCGACCACGAAAATATCAGCTTTTCCCACATTGCGTATGCGTTGGAACAGTTCAATCGTCATCGGTGGAAATTCACCGTCATCGCACAGAAATTTGACAGCGCGGAAATCTCCAACGTGCCTGTCTAATTCGTAGGTCATAGGTTTTCCTCAATGCAGATTTTCGCGAGCGCAATCAAGTGTTTGCACAGGCCCGTTACCATCGCCGGGTTAGTCCATGCTGGCGGCTCGCCGTTGGAATAAATCAAATACGCCGCGCCCCATCGTGCGTTCGCATATTCGAAGTTGTAGATATACGCTTCACAGGTACACTGTGCAATTACGCGCTTGTGTTTATAAAGCGGTTTATTTTCACCGCCTTTATCCAGACCGACGATGTAGGTTTCGTGATAGCGACGAACCTTCAGCGGACGGAAAGGATCGTTTGTCCACATGATGCCTTTGACGGCAGGCTTTCCAGCCTTCGTGAACATCCGTTTGTATTTGTGTGCTTCAACATCAACCGCGTTGTTTACGAAAATTCGCGGAGTGTTTCGGATCAACTGTTTGAGGCTTTGCCCTTCGCGAGTGAAATACGTTTCGGGCAATGCACGTGCGCCAAGGTTTTCGAACTTGCGCAGCTTGTACGGGATACCGCGTACCTTGACCACACCAGCGCTTCGCACCGGGGCCGCTGTACTTGTGCGTTTCCGCTTTGTAATCTTTTCCGCGTCACGTTTTGCCGCTGTCTTTTTCGGCTTCGTAACAATGCGTTTTGTTTTTACAGATTGGACTTTGATCTTCTTAGTCTTGACCGCCATCGCGTCAACCTCCTAGAAGATTTTTGACGATTTCGAATTGCCGAGCGTGCCCAGTAAGCACGAGCATTTTGTTATCCTTTTTCCGCTTCTCAGTGTGCTGCAATTTGATACCGGAAATATCCAGCACAGCAGAACCGGACTGCGGAATCTTTTCACGATAGCCCTTGTACAAAATGTAATGGGCCTTTGCATCCGCGTAAGCAAACGAGCAAGTGCTGTACGGCTCTTTCTCGAAATACTCAAACGTAAACGGTCGCACGTCGATTTTCAGTTTGAGTTTTGCAGCCTGATAAACGACGGTGTTAGAAACGTCAGGATCAACGATGATGGAAATATACCCGCCCGGTTTCAAAACCCGTTTCAGGTGGTACATCATTTCCATTTGTGTATCGCGCCAAGCCTTCGGAGTAATCCATTTCATCGCAGCCATAACGTGGTGTTCTGGGTACGCGAAAATGTACGAGAACTGTTCATCCTTTAAACGTCGGAGGTTATGCAGCAAGGTGCCTTGCCACACAGTTCCGCGCTCGCTTTTAAACGAACGTTCTTGAACATTTTGATTGTGGCAAACCACGACAAAACCGTTATGCTCTTCGCAGCGGCTCAGGGTTGGGATATCTCCCTCGACGTGGCAACCACAACTGAAAAGACTAATCATCGTGTCTAAGCGACTCATGTAATTCCCCGCCGTATTTCCATCCTTCGACGTGGCCTACAAAAATTCCGTAAGCAGCAAGCACGGTCGGAGGTAATTCGGATAGCGCGTAAATGGGTGTGTTATCGCACGTCACGTTGTAAGCCATCACCGGCGTTTACCCGTTTGTGTCTATGGTCGCGATGAAAGTAAAAACATGTTCATTGTGCGGATGGATTTGGTGCTGGCATGCCAAGTCCTTTACAGTCTTTAACTGGCTCGAAAACTGCAATGCTTGTTGGGATAAGTCCGCGAAACTTTTCATCGGAAAACTCCAAAGACAAAGCGTCTTTGTACGAAATTAAAAGTGGTGAAATTTCCAAAACCTGAATTGCGCGCGCATAAAGTTGGTCTAGGACTTTTGAAGTCACAGACTTGTGCGGGCTTTGATTGAAGGTTTGCAGGAAGGTGTCGCGGTCGGTCACGTCGGTGTAATTCGGTGGCGTGAGGCCGCGCAACAGCATGTCAGAGCGCGTATCGAACGATAGCTGCGTGTAGGTATTGGTTTCGACAAAACCTTTCCACAGAACCGCTAGAGTGTTTTCGATTTTTTGACATGCGTGAAAAGCGAGGGGGATTGAACCGTGTACATCTGGCTCGACTTCAGCCAATAAGGTTTCAATCATTAGAAGCTCTATGCGTGCCGCTTCGAAGGCAGGCCGAGCAATAAGATGGCGTGCGCTGTCTTCCATCACGACAGCTTTAGCGCGTAGGGTGTTGGTGGGCGTTTCGTCTTTTGTTGCAAAAGTTTTGCGCGACTGTTCCTGTCTGGATTGGCTGCGCAACGATTCAGCAAAAGCGGAAGCCATCGCATGTTTTCGGTCTTCGCGAAGTTCGTATAATACGCGTGCGAATTCCGTTTGAGTAAAACACGCTGCACCGAGTCGATAGACCATTTGGTCGAGGGAATGTAGCCAGTGCATACAGAAAAAGGGGCACTATGGCCCCTTCCTCTTAGCTCAGGTCACAGCTTCGAAATTAATCTTCGAAGTCGTAATCTTTTTTCTTGCCTTTCTTGCTGCTGGTTTTGTCAGCTTTCTTGTCCGATTTCTTGGACTTCTTGCTGCTTTTTTCGTCGGAGTCTTTCGACTTCTTCTTTTTCTTCGGAGCGTCTTCAGCTACGTCCTTGGATTTCTTTTTCTTGGCCGGGGCTTCGTCTTTGTCAGCCTTTTTCGATTTCTTGGCCTTTGGGGCGTCGTCTTCGTCTTTGGCTTTCTTGGATTTCTTGGCTGGCTTCACTTCTTCTTTCGAAGCTTTCTTGCCTTTGCCTTTGGCCGGGGCGTCGTCTTCGTCTTTCGAAGCTTTTTTGCCTTTGCCTTTGGCTGGTTTTTCTTCAGCTTTGGCAGCGCCTTTCTTGCCGCCTTTGGCTGGCTTGTCGTCGGCCTTGGCTTTGCCTTTACCTTTGGCAGCTTTCACCGGCTCGCCGCTCATTTGCGAATCGAGGGCTTCGATTTGGGCGTTCACTTCGGCGGTCTGCGATTGCAGAACTTCCAGCGAATTTTCTTGAGCTTTGGTAGCTTTTTCCAGCGACTTCTGCTGTTTACGCAGACGGGTGATTTCAGCTTTACCGTTGATGGTTACGTCGTTCTTAGCCATGATGAAAATGTTCCTGTATTTTTTAAGTAACCCGGCACACCATGCACCGGGTTAAGAATTCGCGAGAATCAAAAGGGAAATCGCGAAGGGTTTTTGTGAATCAGATTAGAGCGAGGTTGGTGCCGGAGGGCAGACGATTATTCGTCGTCTTCCTCTTCTTCCTCTTCTTCCTCTTCTTCCTCTTCTTCTTCCTCTTCCTCTTCCTCTTCCTCTTCTTCCTCTTCCTCTTCCTCTTCCTCTTCCTCTTCCTCTTCCTCTTCCTCTTCCTCTTCCTCTTCCTCTTCCTCTTCCTCTTCCTC